CTAGATCCTAATCCAACTCAAAGTGTAGAGGAGTGGACTGCTGGTGCATTTGATTGTATAGCAGATGCTATTGATACTGAGGAGTTGGACGTATTTCATTATCATAAAGCAGTTATAGATACTAACTACAAATTGTGGCATGATACCAACTCAGAATTTTATCACGACTTCATGCATTACTTCAATAGAGTGTCAGGATTCAATGATGAATATTTCGCTAGAAAAAATATTCCTTTTGATAACGGTCATGTTAATGTTAGCAGCTTTACTGTTAACTATGAAGAGTATGATGGATTTGAAGATCGTGGGGAGTTATCTTTTCCTAATCTGCCTCCTAACCAATGGTATATGGTTGACCTTTTTCCAGGCTATAACTTCAACCTTCGTGGCTCAGCTTATCGTTCTGACATTGTCACACCGCTAGGTCCAAACAAAGTTTTGATTGAGTTTCGTGGATATGGTTTGAAGAAAGATACGGAAGAAGAAAGAGCAAGTCGTATCAAAGCTCATAATACTATTTGGGGTCCTTTTGGTCGTAACCTACATGAAGATCTTATTGGTGTAGCAGGTCAAGGTACAACAATGAGAGAAGGTACTGAACGCAGAAATATTCTACATGGAAGACATGAAAATAGTACTATTCATGATGAAGTTGGAATGAGACATTATTATGGCGAGTGGGGTAAGTTTATGGATATGAATCCATCTAATCCCTTGAATAAATATGCTGTATAGAGTAACTGGTTATTTTAAAGAAGAAAAAATAACAAAAATTTTTGATAATCTCTATAATGCTATAGAGTTTAAGGATACAGTTGACGCTCACTATCCTAGTAAAGTAACTTTTGAAAAAGGGGTTTATCCGATGAGAGAAATGGTATATAATAGTTGGAATGGGGTTATGAATATGGATGTTAACCCTCTTAAACATATTCCAGATCTTCAAGTGCGACATTTAGTACTGCAAATTTTAGCTTGGATGTGGTGTATTGTATTTTCTATGTATATAGGAAGCTGGGTTGTTATGGGTATCAGTATGGTTGCTCATGCTCTACTTCTTACTGCAATAGTTATTACAGTAGGTACTTTTAACGTAGCAAAAAATAATCCAGGTTTCTTTAAAAAGTTTCCAACCTCTACACCAAGTAGAGCTAGAACATTATGGATTGAAGGTAAACCATATAAAGATCCATATGGGGGAGAACACGAATAGGAGACGTCCTATATGAGCACTAACGCTCATCAACGAAAGGAGAACGGACTGCGGTCCAGCATCTAGCATTTATTAGCTAGCTCTGCGTTATAGAAAAGAGGCACCGCAGAAGGCCTCTTTTCTTTTTTCTTAAAAAATAAAATAGTATCTCTATAATAAGTAAGTGAAAGAGAGGTAAGATGCCGTTTCCAGCATTTATAGAAAATACTCGTGATGGCGAGAAAGCTTATGATGTTTATACTCGTATGCTTAAAGATAGGATTGTCTTTTTAACAGGGGTAGTAAGAGAAGAGATGGCTAACCATCTCGTTGCTCAATTGCTATTGCTCGAATCTCAAAACGACAAAGCTCCTATTATAATGTACGTTAACAGTCCGGGAGGATCTGTAACTCACGGTATGTCTATCTATGATACGATGCAGTATATTACTTCACCAATTCACACGGTGGTGATAGGTCAAGCAGCATCTATGGCTTCGTTGCTCGCTTGTTCTGGTGCTCATAGATCTATCACTACCAACTCTCGTCATATGATTCATCAACCTTTAGGAGGAGCTTCAGGTCAAGCTACAGATGTTCTTATTCATGCTAATGAACTGGTTAGATGGAAAGAAGTTCTGACTAGTATTTATCAGAAACATACAGGTCAAGATTATGATAAACTGGTAGCAGATATGGAAAGAGATAATTATATGACAGCAGAACAAGCTAAAGAATATAATCTAGTTGATATTATAGTGGAGAATAGAGTTGAAAGTACAACTGATTGATAGTCTAGGTAGTGACGTAAATGTAGTAAATGCTGCTAGAGTATCTTTTGCAAAAGAAGTTTCTGAATTTTCTGATAGAGATGAAAAACTAATTAATTATCTTGCTTCTCACGATCATTGGACTCCGTTTAGTCAGGTTCAATATCAGGTAAGAATTAGCGCACCCATTTTTGTAGCTCGTCAATGGTATAAACATCAGATAGGTATTTCTCGTAATGAAGTATCTAGACGATACGTTGATTATACTCCAGAAGTGTATGCTAATAGATTATGGAGAAAAAGACCTGAAAATAAAAAGCAAGGTTCTTCTGATACTAGTTTCTTTACTGAATCTGAACTTGATACTGTTACTTTTATTTACGATGATGCTGTTAGACATGCTAAAGATGCTTATGCTGCTCTAATAGAAAAAGGAGTAGCTCCTGAACAAGCAAGAGCAGTTCTTCCTCAAGGTACTTATACAGAATGGGTCGAAACAGGTAGTTTAGCTGCTGCAGCTAGAATTGTTAGTTTACGTGACCAAGATGATGCTCAGAAAGAAATTAGAGATCTTGCTATAATGTTAGCTAAAGAAGTAAAAGATATAGCTCCTGTGAGCTGGAAAGCACTTACTAATGCGCATTGAGAATGACATAAAATTAGACTTTAAAGATGTTCTAATTAGACCTAAAAGATCAGAACTAAGTTCTAGATCTGAAGTAGTTTTAGATAGAAACTTTAAAGTAAACGAAAACGATGAATATAACTGGGTAGGTATTCCTATAGTTGCATCTAATATGGATACTACAGGTACTATAGAAATAGCTAAAATACTTAGAGAGTTTAAACTTTTAACTTTTTTACATAAGCATTATGAAGTAGAAGATCTATATAATATATTTTTTGAGCCTCAAGAGTATGTAGGTTACTCTATGGGTATAACTGATTTAGATGTAAAAAAATGGGAACAGCTTCAGTCTAAATTACCAGTAGGTAATATTAAATGGGTTTGTATTGATGTAGCTAATGGTTATACAGAACGTTTTATAGAATTTGTAAAAGACTTTAAAGAAGCTAACCCTTCTATAAGGTTAGTTGCTGGTAATGTAGTTACTGGAGATATTACAGAGCAATTAATCTTAGCAGGAGCAGATGTAGTTAAAGTAGGTATAGGTCCTGGTAGTGTTTGTACAACTAGAATTCAAACTGGTGTAGGTTATCCTCAATTATCATCTATAATTGAATGCGCTGATGCTGCTCATGGTTTAGGTGGTAGAATTATGGCAGATGGAGGTTGTACTTGTCCTGGAGATGTAGCTAAAGCATTTGGAGCTAATGCTGATTTTGTTATGATAGGTGGTATGTTTGCTGGTCATGAAGAATCAGGAGGAGAAACTATCACAGAAAACGGAGAGTTATATAAAGTTTTCTATGGTATGTCATCTGATACTGCTATGGAAAAGTATGCCGGAGGAGTAGCTGAATATAGATCTTCTGAAGGTAAAACTGTAAAAATTCCTTTTAGAGGTTCTATTGCTAATACAGTACAAAGTCTTTTAGGAGGTCTTAGAAGTTCTTGTACTTATGTAGGAGCAAGAGAACTAAGAGAGCTTTCTAAATGTACTACTTTTGTAAGAGTAAACGAAACACATAACAAGGTATTTGAATAATGTCTAAAGATGACTTCATAAATGAAAACTACACTTTTACTAAAGATACAATAATAAATAATGAGTTAGACTCCTCTATTTCATACGATTTTTTTAATAAAAATAATTTACCAGAGGTTCTAAGAAGTTGCTTAGAGTTTTTGCAATCAAGCGGTTATCCTTATGTTACCAAACTAGTTGCAGTTAAAGAAGACGGCGAAGAGTTAGCGTCTGATGATGATATTAGTGAAGAGATTTTTGAAGTCTTAAACACTGTAGTAGAAGAATTAGATACAATTAGAGCTAATAAACGCAAAGAAATTAAACCTAAATTAGAAGTGGTTGTATCTAATGATGATGAAAATAACAGCACTGATAGCACTTAGTCTAGCTATTCTATCTCCTGCATATGCAAGCGAAAAATGGGTACAAAAACCTGTACAGTGTGGTTCTCCTGATAAAGCTAAAGGTATTTTAGAAGAATACGGTGAAAAAGCTATTTTAGGAGGACTTACTAATGTCAAAGGTCCTGACGATAATAGAGATTTTTATTACCCTTTATATGTTTTTGCTAATACTGAAACCGGTTCATTTACTATTATAGAATATCATTTAGGATCTAATGAAGTTTGTGTAATTGGTTATGGTAATGGTTTAGACTTTGACGTGCAGAAATTCTTTGAACCTAAGAATGAATCGTAATAAATAAATAGTCCAGGTTGCTCCTGTAGTTAAAACAGCCAAATAAAAATAAAATTTTTTTTGGAGCAACGATGGAATTTTACGAAAACATATTCATAACTACCCTTATAACTGTAGTAGGCTTTATTGCTTGGCGCGTTTGGACTATAGAATCTAACCACCTAAGGCATTTGAATGAAGATATCAAAGAGCTTAAAACTGATATTAAGTGGCTTATCGAATTTCATAAAAAAGAAAAGTAGTCTATTACTTTTTCTTTTGCTTTTCCCCACCCCTTTATCAGCACTCTCACAAGCTGAACATACTTTTATTAGACAAATAGACTACTGTTTATCTCAACTATATAAACGTATAGATGAAGATAGACATATAGATAGACAAATTATTATAGCTATGGCTTCGTTAGAATCTAATTATGGTAGAAGTAGGTTTGCTTTAGAAGGATATAATTTTTTTGGAATTAGAACTAATAATTTAGATAGACCTCATATCAAGCCAAAAGGTTATAAAAATCCTAATTTCGGTCTTATAAAATTTAAACATTTTTGCGAAAGTGTTAATTATACGGTTTGGACTTTAAATGACCATCCAGCTCATAAAAAATTTAGTAAATCAAAAAACGTTAATGACTTAATAAACTGGGCTACAGATCCTGATTATATAAAGAAGATAAAAGAACGTATCAAAACTCATTCAGAAAAAAGTCATAACTAACCTTATAATATATATGGAGGTGTGATTATGGCAAGAAGATCTAAAGTCGATATGTCAGCGAATATTAAAGCGCTGCTTGATCAAGAAAAACCAGAACCTAAAAAAGTTAGACGTCGTAGAAAACCTATGACAGATGCGCAGAAAAAAGCAGCTGCTGAACGTCTAGCAAAAGCTAGAGCTGCTAAGAAACCTGCTAAAGGTAAAACTTATCATGAAGTTTGTTATGATGAAAAAAGATGTTTTAAACCTCTTAAAGATGTACAAGCTTGGCTTAAAGAAGCAAAAGAACAAGCATATGCTTCTAAAAAAGATATGCAACGTTTAAAAGATGGAACAAAAGACTGGTCAGTTGCTTCAGATAAGTATCATTTTTGGTACGGTTATGTAAATGATATTAATTGGTATCTACGTCATGGAGATTGGATATCAAATACTTATGGTTCACAGCAACAAAATAAAACTAAATGGAAGACTATCGTTCATGCATATTATCCTGATGGTACAAGAAAAGATCAAGTAAAAGATACTATAATAGAGGATAAACCCAAGAAAAGACGTAAGAGGAAAACGAAATGAAGCTGTCTAAAAAGACTTTAGCTATCTTAAAAAACTTTGCTACTATTAATCAATCGATTGTAGTTAACCCAGGAAATAAACTAGAAACTATCTCTAATGTAAAAGATATTTTTGCTAAAGTAGATGTAGATGAAACGTTTGATAAAACGTTTGCTATTTACGATCTTAATGAATTTTTAGGTGTAGTGAGTCTATTTGAAGACCCTGATTTTGAGTTTGGAGATGGAGAAGTAATTATTTCTCAAGGTAAGATGAAGCAGAAATATTATTATGCTGACCCTGCTGTAATTACAGCTCCACCTGAAAAGGGTGTATCTCTTCCTTCTGTAGAAGTCAAAGCGTCTATGAAAAAAGAGCAATGGGGCGTAGCTGTTAGAGCTGCTTCAGCTAATAACGCTTCTACTCTTACGTTTACTAATGGTGATATTTTACTACATGATAAAGGCGTTCCTAACTCTAATAACTTTGTATTCGAAGGAGTTGCAAGTCATGAAGTAGATTACAATTTATCTATAGCAGTAGAAAAGCTTAAAATGATTATGGACGATTACGAAGTAGAAGTTTGTTCTAAAGGTTTAGCAAGGTTTAATGGAGCTCAAGGCATTGAATATTTTATCGCGTTGCTGCCGGATGGTAAATATGGCTCTTAATAAAGAACAAAGAGAAGGTTTAGAAAGTTCTATTTTCGATGCGCATTTTGCAGCTAATAAATTTATAGAATCTGGTAAAGACATTCATAAAAAATTATTAGAAATAAGTGTAAATGAAGCAATACAAACATTAGAAGCAGTTAAAGACGAAATAAAAGATGATGACATGGTTGGAAATTATAAAATTCATTTATTAGTTCCTCTTCAATTGTATGAAGTAATAAAAGCTAGAAAAGCTAATGAGTAAAAATTACGATAAAAAATGGAGTAATACTTTTAAAGATTTTAACTCCTTAGGTAAAAGTGGAGTAGTAACAGGTAACGCTGTTGCTATTGAAGTAGATGGCAAAGTTTATGAAACTTTGAAGCAAGCTAAAGAAGAGACAGGGAAATCTCTTTGGTGGCTTAAAAAACATGGTAAAGTATTATAATATTACTGTGCGATGAGGGTATGATGAAAAGCGATTTCCTTTATGTAGAAAAATACCGTCCTAAGACTATCGAAGAGTGTATCTTACCTGATAGTATTAAGAAAGTATTTCTTACCCTTCGAAATAAAGGAGAGATCATCAACCTATTGCTCTCTGGTGGGGCAGGTACTGGTAAGACCTCAGTAGCTAGAGCTCTTTGTAATGAACTGGATTGTGATTATATTATAATTAACGGTTCAGAATCGCGCGGTATAGACATGGTAAGGCAGCAAGTATCCTCATTTGCATCTACCATGTCTACAAACGGCAAGGTGAAAGTTGTGATTCTCGATGAAGCGGATTACATCACACCCGAAGCACAAGCTGCTCTCCGTAATTTGATTGAGTCCTTCTCTTCATCTTGCCGTTTCATTCTTACTTGTAACTTTAAAGCTAAAATTATTCAACCTTTACATTCTCGTTGTTCTGTAGTTGACTTTACTATAGATAAAAGTGAACTACCTAAGCTACAAGCTGAGTTTGCTAAAAGAGTCATATCTATACTTAAAACTGAGCAGGTAGAGTTTAACACTGAAGTAATTTTAGAAGTTATTAAACGTTACTTTCCTGATAATCGTAGATGTCTAAATGAACTGCAACGATATGCTAATATTTCAGGTAATATCGATACAGGTATATTATCCGTTGTTGATAGCTCTAAAGTAAAAACTTTAGTAGAATTTATTAAGAAGAAAGATTTTAAGTCTTGCCGTCAGTGGATAGCTGACAATCCTGATCCAGATGTGTTGTTTAGCGAGTTGTATATAAATATATCTAGTTTGGTAGACTCTGCATCTATACCTGAACTTATCTTAATTATGGGTGAGTATCAACATAGAGCTGCTTTTGTTGCATCTCAAGAGATAAACTTAGCAGCGTTTGTAGTAGAGGTTATGAAAAGTGTAAAATGGAAATAAGAGAAGGTATATTTAGATTATTGAAAAAAATTATTAACGAGAACAGCTTAACTCTAGCTGTAATCTATACTCTTGGTCATGTTATAATAGCAATGAATGTAGTTTATTGGCTTACAGGATCAACTATATGGGAAGCTGGAGTAGTAGCCTTAGTAGAACCTTGCATTAACGGTGTATGGTTTTATGTTCTACATAAGACATGGGTTAAGTTAACGAATGGAAATTGACTTATTCGGTAATATTATTCAGCAAGAGAAAGACTACAATACAGAAACTCGTAGTGATTCTCCCTTTGTATACATGAATAATATTTCTAAGAAAGACTATCCTGATAGTCTAGAAGGTTATAATCCTTTCCTTACTAATCTTGGCTTTAGTCAAAGACAAGATACGGTTCTCTATGCAAACGAGATGAATAAGTATGCTGATTTACCTGAAGAAGCTCAGTTTGACTTCTATTTTTATAGTCTACCTAAGAAAAATTATTTTGCTAAGTGGGCAAAGAAAATGAAAAGAGAAGAAACAGAGATGATTATGGAGTACTTCAAAGTTTCATATAAAGTAGCTAAGCAGTATGAAAAGATATTAGAAGAAAAACAGCTACAACAAATTAAGAAATGGTATGAAACTAGAAAGGGAGGAAAATAAATAATCTAGCGGGTCTTCTTAATTATGGAAGATAAAATGTTAGATAATTTATTAGAAGTGCGATTGCGAGAAAGAGAAGATTTCCTTAAGATCGTTGAAACCTTAACTCGTATAGGTATATCTACAAGAGATAAAAGATTAGTGCAAACTTGTCATCTATTTCATAAGAGAGGCAAGTACTATGTATGTCATTTTAAAGAGTTGTTTAAAATTGACGGTGTAGATAAAACGATGATTACAGAAGAAGATATTGAACGAAGAAATGCTATAGCTAAGCTTCTACAAGAGTGGGGCTTATGTCATATTATAGATAAAGATAAAGCAGAACCAAGTTCATTGAACAGAATTAAGATAGTTCCTTTTTCTAAAAAAAGTGAATATACCCTCAAACAAAATTACACCATTGGCAAAAAGGCTGAGTATTAGACTATAATATAGTTATGGATTACTATACTAATATTGTTCGTCGAGGTGATAGACTTCTTATCAGAGGTGTTCGCAACGGAGAAGAGGTTCGTGACAAGGTACGTTACGAACCTACTCTGTATATTGAACATCATAAAGATTATGGCTATAAGTCGCTATATGGTAAAAGTCTTAAACCTATAGAGTTTTCTAATATGAATGAAGCTTGGGAGTTTTCTGCTGAGCATAAAGATTCTAATCTTAAAGTGTATGGTTTTCCTCGTTTTGAGTCTCAATATTCTTTAGAAAACTTCGGTGACGCTGTTACTAAATGGGATAAGAAAGATCTAAGAATATTCAATATAGATATTGAGGTATTTTCTAACGAAGGTTTTCCTGAAGCTAAAGACGCTGCTTATCCTGTTACTGCTATCTGTATACATGATTCTAAAGTAGATAAATTTGTTACTTTTGGTCATGGTAAATGGAATGAAAAAGAGTCTATTCTACCAGAAGACATTCGTTCTAGAGTTATGTATGTTGAATGTAAGACTGAAACAGATCTACTTACTAAGTTTCTTCAGTACTGGAATAAATTTACTCCTAATATTGTTACTGGTTGGAATATTGAGAAGTTTGACTTTCCTTATCTCTATAATAGACTAGAGAATATGGGTATAGGAGGTCATAAGCTGTCTCCTTGGGGTAGAGCATCTCTTCGTAATATCTCAACTTCTAGAGGAGAAGAAATAGCGGTTACTATTGACGGGGTAGATCAGATTGACTATATTGAACGTTATCGTAAAACTAAGATACAAGAATCGTATAGACTCGACTTTATCGCTTCTGTAGAATTAGGAGAAAGAAAGTTAGACTATTCAGAAGTTTCTGGTTTGCATATGCTATATGTAGAAAACTTTCAGAAATTTATTGACTATAATATTCAGGACGTTAATCTTGTTAAACGTCTCGATGAAAAGTTAGGTCTTATTGACGCTCAGATTATGATAGCGTATATGGCTTGTATTAACTATGGTGAGGTTAACTCTACTGTTAGAACCTGGGATAGCTTGATTAATAAAGAGCTACAAAAGGATAGAGTTATACCTCATTTTCATATTACTACTGCTGAATCGTCAGGTAATATTCCAGGTGGTCATGTTAAAGAACCTCAAGTAGGAAAGCATGGCTGGTGTATGTCTTTTGACTTAAACTCTCTATATCCTCACCTTATCATGCAGTTTAATATCTCTCCTGAAACCTTTAGACCAGAAGAACAAGTATGGCCTATGGAAGGTGATATGGAAAGAGTGCAGAAGTTTTTGTCTAAAGAGAAATATAAAGCACCTAAAGGATTGTCAGTATCTGGATCGGGATACACGTTCTCCAATGAGATAGAAGGGGTAATCCCACGTCTAATGCGTAGATTGTATGATGATCGTAAGAAAATTAAACAAGCTATGCTACAAAAACAAAGAGAGGGTAAAGATGACTCTCTTGAAAACTTACGACAATATGTTATAAAGATTCTACTTAATTCAGGTTATGGTGCGTTCGTTAACAAATACTTTAGATGGTATGATCAACGTATTGGTAAGTCTATTACTCTATCGGGTCAGTTAGTTATTCAGATTGCTGAACGCGAGATTAATAAATGGATGAATAAGGTCTTACAAACTGAAAACGTAGATTATATTATTGCTATCGATACTGACTCTAACTATCTTAACTGTCAACCTTTAGTAGATAAGTTTTTCTCTAATAAATCTAAGAATGAAATAGTAGATATACTAGATAAAATTGCTAAAGAGCAAGTGCAGAAAGTTCTAGAAGAAGGATGGGTAGATACTAAAGATTATCTTAACGCTTACGATCAAAAGATGGTTATGGAAAGAGAAGCTATAGCTTCATCTGCTTTCTGGACTGCTAAGAAGAGATATGCTATGTGTGTTTGGGATATGGAAGGTGTTAGAATGCCTGATGATAAACCTAAACTTAAGATTCAAGGCTTAGATGCTATTAGATCCTCTACTCCTCAGTCATGCAGAGAAGCTCTACTTACTATGATTAGACTTACTCTACTAGAAGATGAAAAGACTCTTCAATCATATATTTCTGACTTTAAAGATAAGTTCAAGGCTATGCAATTTGAAGATATAGCGTTTCCTCGTACGATGAATAATATTTCTAAAATGACTCAAACTTCAGGTTTTGCAAAGGGTACTCCTCCTCATATTAGAGGTGCTATACAGTTCAATAGATTACTAAAGCAATATAAGCTAGAAAAAGATTGGGAGACTATGAAAGATGGCGAAAAAGGAAAATTCATCTATCTTCGCGAACCTAATAATATTGGTACTAATGTACTTTCTTTTAATCATACTGTTCCTAAAGAGTTTGACTTCATAAAATATATTGACTTTGAGAAGCAATTTTCAAAAGCTATCATTGAGCCTATGGATATTATTCTATCTCCTATTGGTTGGACTCCGGAAAAGCAAAATACTCTAGAAGACTTCTTTTCTTAATAAATAGAATAAAGGAATTCTACTATGGATATTGAACTAGTTAAAAAATTTGGTAGTCTAGCTAACTTTAGAGATTTTCTATCTGAAAAAATAAACGATGGAGCTGAAATTTCTAGAGGTAAAGACAGTAACGATACTTCTAAAGAAGAGAAAAAAGAAAAAAAGATTTCTAAAGAAGTAGAAAAGAAAGCTGATGGCTCATCTACTGAAACTCATTACGATACAGACACGGGAGAAGAGCAACCTAATCCAGCAGAAATGCCTCCTCCTGCTCCCCCAGTAGATCCTGCAGCAGCTCCTGGTTCTCAAGTAGCTGTAGGAAAAAAAGATACTAATGATAATGAAGCAGATGCAGATAAGGCTGTTAAAATAGAACTTTCTGGTCAGAAAGAAAAACTTAATCTAAAGCCTAAGGTTACAGTCAAAGATAATGGAACTGACAGAAAGTAATTTGGAGATTTACGCAGCTAAGCATTATAGATCAGAATCGTGTCTAAGTAAAGAAGAGTTTATAGAAGATTATAATAGACACAAACTTGCGAAGAAACTGACTAAAAAATTTGCAGCGGAAAAGTCAGAGAATATTAGATTATTATGTAACCATATATTATGTTTTACTAATAGTTTTGAATTACCTGCAGCTAAAAATATATTAATGTATGGTATAACAGAGAAAGAAAAGAGTGTAATGAAGACAGTGTTAAATTATTTTGGCTTTTTAGTTCAAGGAGAAATGCCTCAAATTAAATTTGATTTATACACTGCAAAAGTTCTTAAAGAGATGGATAATGGCCGTTAATCAAGTTGTAGATACAGTAATTATTTTTAGAATACTTAAAAAACTGGTAACTCCTTTTCACAAAACCCCTGCTTTCAAAGCTGGTGTAATAGATAGAAATGGCAAAATTTTAATTAGACCAGGAGATAGAACAGCTAACCAAAAAAAGACTATTACTCTTTTAGATAGAATGGTTTTTAATCTTAAAAGACTATTAGCTAAAGTTCCAGGTGGCAAGACTCAACTTGCATCTTATGTTGCAGCTTTAGCTCTAATAAAAGAGTATGTGGAAAAAGAGTCTAACGAAAAGACATCTCAAGTGTTATTAGAAAAATTAGAAGAACATAAAATTATACCTAAAACAAAATATGACTTATCAACTCAAGAAGGCTTTATGGATGCTTGGGAAGAAGCTATGTATGAAGGAATGGCTTCTGGCGCATCTATAGGTGGTCCTCTCTCAGGAGCAGGTTCTAACGCTCAAGTAAATGCCACAGGATTAGCAGGGATTGATCCTGTTCTAGGCAATAAAAAAATTAAAAGAAGAAAAGATCTACGTAAAATACTTGACAGATAAATTATAATATCTTTATGTTCAAGTCATTGAGTGATTGTGTTATGCAGGGTACTTGCCCGTATTGTGGAAACGATTCTTTTGTTTACACATACGAAGAAGAAAAAGTATTTTTATGTCATCATTGTCAAAGACACTTAAGCTACGAAAAGGTAATAAAAAATGCTAACATGGATAGTAATGATGATCGGAATATTCGGTCTGTCTCAAGAGTCGCCGTTAACTATCAGAGCGTGTTACGTAATTGTGAGAGCTTATCTAATCTTGCTGATAACCATGAGTGCGTACTATATGCACGGTCTAGAAACCTCCCTGACAGCGTTTATAGTGAGTTATATTACTGTGAAGACTTTGGAATGGTTGCTGAAGCTGCCGGCATTAAAATTAAAGGATCTAAAAGACTTGTAATACCTCTCAAGAACGAGAATAACGAATTATTTGGGGTTCAGGGAAGATCTCTAGACGGTTCCGAACCTAGATACTTAACTATAATGTTTAATGAAGACGAAGAAAAGATATATGGAAAACATAAAGTTGATCTTACTAAAACTTTCTATTGTGTAGAAGGACCATTAGACAGTTTATTTCTAAAAAATTGTATTGCTATGGCAGGATCCGATGGTCTATCAGATAAATACAACTCCAACGCTGTCTTGTGCTTTGATAATGAGCCACGAAACAAGCAAATTGTTGATAAAGTGGAGAAATATATTGACAAAGGTTTCAAGACAGTCATATGGCCTGACTATATTAAAGAAAAAGACATAAACGATATGATACTTAAAGGTATTGATGTTCAATCAATAGTTGAGCATAATACTTACGCTGGACTTGCAGCTAAAATTAAGTTTAACGCATGGAAGAAGGTAAATGGCTAATAAATTAAAAGTTAATTATAACATGGACGAACATCTAACTGATTATGCTATAGGAATGTTAGAAGATTTTTATATGTTAGAGCATGAGAAATCACCACAAGACGCATATGCAAGAGCTTCAACAGCTTGGGCAACTTATAAAGGCGAAACTGATCATGAATTAGCTCAACGTTTATATGAATATGTTAGTAAAAAATATTTTATGTTTGCATCTCCAGTATTATCTAATGCACCAAATGGAAAGAAAAAAGACAAAGGTCTTCCTATTTCTTGTTTTTTGACTTATGTACCAGATACATTAGAAGGTCTTATTAGCCATAGCTCTGAACTGCGATGGTTATCTATCTATGGAGGAGGTGTTGGAGGCCATTGGTCAGATGTTAGGACTGTGAGTGATATTGCTCCCGGTCCTATTCCATTTTTGCATACTGTAGATGCTGATATGATTGCTTATAGACAAGGAAGAACTCGTAAAGGTTCTTATGCTGCATATATGGATGTATCTCATCCTGATATTATGGAGTTCTTAAATTTAAGAATACCTACAGGTGATGTACAACGAAAAGCTCTTAACTTACACAACGCAGTTAATATTTCGGATGAGTTTATGCATTGTGTGTTCGAAGGAGAACCTTGGCATCTAAAGGACCCTAAAGATAATTCAGTTAAGGAGACTGTAAATGCTAGAAAATTATGGGAACGTATTTTGGAGATTAGGTTTCGAACCGGAGAACCATATCTTAATTTTATTGACACTGCTAACAACGCGCTTCCTTCCAACTTGAAAAACTTAGGATTAAAAATTCATGGATCTAATCTTTGTAATGAGATACATTTGCCAACGAGTGGCGACAGGACTGCAGTCTGCTGCCTTTCATCTCTTAATCTTGAATTATATGATGAATGGAAGGATACGACCATTGTCGAGGATCTTATCACTATGCTCGATAATGTTATTCAGTATTTCATCGATAATGCCCCAGATGCAATCTCAAGAGCTAGATTCTCAGCTGAAAGAGAGAGATCTATAGGTCTAGGAGCTATGGGATTTCATTCATATTTACAAAGAAATAATATTCCATGGGAATCAGAATCAGCATCAGTAAAAAATATAATTATATTTGACAACATTAAAGATAAATCAGTTAAACAATCTAAATCATTAGCATCAATAAGAGGAGAGTATCCAGATGGTATTGGAACTGGTCTTAGACATGCGCACTTACTTGCAATCGCTCCCAACGCCTCTAGTGGTATCATTCTTTCTACTAGCCCTAGCATTGAGCCGATGAAAGCTAATGCGTTTACTCATAGAACTAGAGCAGGTTCTTTCTTAGTTAAAAATCAATATCTAAAGAAAGTATTACAAAAACATGATAAAAACGATGATAAGACATGGTCGTCAATCATTACAAACAAAGGTAGTGTACAACACCTCTCTTTCTTATCAGATACGGAAAAGAGTGTATTTAAGACTGCGCAAGAACTCGATCAAATGTGGGTTGTCAAACATGCAGCGGAAAGGCAAAGATTTATATGTCAAGGTCAGTCCGTTAATCTTTTCTTCCCTGCTGGCAGCGAAAAGTCCTATGTTAATAAAGTTCACCTTGCCGCGTGGGAGCAAGGGCTTAAAGGGTTATACTATCTACGTACAGAAGCAAAGTCAAGAGCTGAGACTGTTGCAGATAAAGTAGAAAGAATAGCATTAGAAGATTATAAAGGTACTGTTATCTACGGTAAAGACGATTGTCCTTATTGTGAGATGGCTAAAGAAGAATTCCTTATGAGAGGAATACAATTTGAGTTTGTAGATCTCAAAGAGATAAAAAAGACTGCAGCGGAAGTAACAGGCAGAGATGTCAAAACCATTCCGCAAATTTATTATAATGGTAATTATGTAGGAGGGTATGAAGAACTTATGTCTTTCTTACATGATGATGTCGCAGTTCAAGAAGGCGACGAATGTAGAGCGTGTGAAGGATAAGGAGAATTATATGTCTACATATACAGACGAACTTAAAGCAGAACTGGACAGAGTCACACTTAGAGGCAGTCCAGATAAATCATCGTTTGCTAAATTAGCATCTGTAATTTGGAGAATGGATCAAAGAATTCAGATGTTAGAAGAGCAGATTGTGGTAGATAGTAAACCAAAGAAGAAAAAGGAAAACTAATGTCATTACTTGAAGAATCTAAAACTTATAAACCCTTCTTGTATCCTTGGGCAGTTGATCTGGTTAAGAAACACGAAGAAATTCACTGGGTAGAAGATGAAGCTGAACTGTCTGAAGACGTTCAGGACTGGCGCACAAAACTTAACGACGAAGAGAAAGAGTTTATTACTCATGTTCTAAGATTGTTTACTCAATCTGATGTACAAGTAGGAGCTAACTATCATGACTTTCTTATTCCAAAATTTAAGAACAACGAAGTTAGAAATATGTTAGCTTCTTTTGCTAACAGAGAAGGTGTGCATCAACGTGCATATGCTTTGCTAAACGATACGCTAGGTCTACCAGAAGAAGACTTTCATAAGTTTTTAGAGTATTCTGAAATGGCAGATAAGATTGAATTCATGCAAGATAATAATGTTACTACTCAAACAGGTTTAGCATTAGCATTGGCTCAATCTGTGTTTAACGAAGGAATGTCTTTATTTGCTTCGTTTGTTATGCTTCTTAACTTTCAACGTTTTGGAAAAATGAAAGGTATGGGAACAATCGTAGAATGGTCTATTAGAGATGAATCTATGCATGTTCAAGGTAATGCAAAGCTGTTCAGAACTTTTTGTGAAGAACATCCTCGCATTGTAACTGATGAGCTTAAGTCTAAAATTTATCAAATGTCTAAAGATGCTGTAGCTTTAGAAGATAAGTTTATTAGATTAGCTTTTAAAGGTAATGCTATCGAAGGTATTACTGAAAAAGAAGTCAAGCAATACATTAGACATATTGCAGACAGAAGACTTCTACAATTGGGTATGAAACCCAAGTTTAACGTCAAAGACAATCCTATTCCATGGTTAGATTGGGTTCTCAATGGCGCTTCACACGACAACTTCTTTGAAAAAAGAGTTACAGAATATTCAGTTACTAGCATGGAAGGTAACTGGGGTAGTTATGAAAGGACAGCAGCGTAATGGAAATGTTAAAAGCTTTAATTAAACAATATGAAGGGGAGATTGCTGTAGCACAGGCTACGGTCCGTATCTATATGAATAATAGTGTAGGTATTGGAGAACACCCACAGCATGCAGAAGAGATTGACACTCTGTTAGGAACTATTGCGGATCGTCAAGACAAAATTGAAGCTGCTGAGGAGATGATGGACTCCAGATACACGGATCGAATGACTTTAAATGAGACATCCTCAGTCTAATATTAATCATGTCGTTTAAGCACAAAGGGTCATCTCTTTGTTGCCATTGTAATAAAAACTCAGCCATCTTGGCGTATGACTTTTGGTCATACTCCTTGATGGTTTCCTTTTTTAACTCACCTTCATACTCTTTTACTATTGTTGATGAACCAAAATATTTTTCATAAAGTTTATCAGGTTTACCTGAATAACCAATGTAATATCTACCATCTGGGAAGTAAGTACAATATACTCTATGAACCTTCTTAGGAACTTTTTTTCGCTTTCTCATATTATATTTATATGTGCGGAATAAATGGTATTACATCTCCTAATCAATTCGATAGAATAGATAAGATGATGGAGTACACTTATAAAAGAGGACCTGATGGAAAAGACGTTTATAGTAATGATGACGTTACATTTGGTCATAACCTTCTTGCTATATTTTCTGACATAGATAAATCTAAACAACCATATCATTATGAAGATAGTGTACTTATCTTTAATGGTGCTATCTATAATTATAAAGAACTTGATGAATGGAATAGTCAATCAGGTACAGATACTGAAGTACTAATAAAAGGTTTATATCATTATGGTATAGATTTTATGAATAGATGTGAAGGTATGTGGGCTTTTGCATTTTATAGAAAAGGTTATACTATTATATGTAGAGATCATTTTGGTATAAAACCTCTTTACTACAGACATAATGGTAATGAGTTAGTATTCTCATCTTCTATAAATGCTTTAGAAGTAGAAGATAAAAAACTTGATATGTTTGCTTTTAGTTTATACAATGCTTTTGGTTATGTTCCTGGATATCTAACTCTACTAAAAGGTTGTTACAAACTATGTCCAGGAGAATACATTACACATACAAAAGATAGTTTTAGTTCTGGTAATCTTTGGTATAGTAAAAAGTTTAGTATAGGTGAATATAATAAAGAAGAGTTTGTTTCTAAACTAGAACAAGCAGTAAAAAAGAGCTATGTAGGAATAAGACAGAGAGGTATCTTTTTATCAGGAGGACTTGATTCAACCTCTGTAGCTCATTTTCTTGGTGAAAAAAATACTTTTACTAATAGATATACAGCAATAGATGAGCAGGTTAATGATGATGCTAACGTTGCTAAAAAAATGGCAGATGATTATAAATTTAACCATGAAGAGGTTATTATTACTCCTGAAATATTTTACGATAACATAGACGAATCCTTAGATAGCTTAGAACTTCCTGTGTTTAATAAATCTACTCCTTCTTATTTTTATATGAATAAAATAATGAGATCTAAAAATACTATAGTAACTTATTCAGGAGACGGTGGAGACGAAATGTATACAGGTTACTCTGTTCATGGTCAATACGGTAACTATGAAGATCCTATAGAAGATCACTTTGAAACTATAAGCTGGAAGAAAAAGAAACAATTAAAGTTTACTAATGACAGTCTTTATATGACTAAGCAAAAATATCTATCTTATATGCATAACTGGTTTCCTAAAAATGTATTCGGAAATGATCATATCAATAACTGTTTATTTGTTGAAATGATTACTAGAGTATCAGAAGATTTTTTAACTAGAAATGATAAGTTTGGTTCTAATTTTGGAATGGAAGGTAGATTTCCTCTACTTAATTTGCCTTTCTATATGTATGTTATGTCTATTCCTTCTAATATTAAGATGAAAAATTTATCTATAGAAAATTTTAAACCTGGTGAATATAAATTTTTAGCTAGGAACAGTTTAAGTAATATCTTACCTGATTATGTTACTACAAAAAGTAAGTCTGGATGGTCTATTCCTGATGCTGAATGGAGAAAACAAGAAGATAAATTTATATCTAAAATGACAGATATAATTAAAGAGCCTCTCAATAATAATTTAGATAGTATTATTGATTGGAACTCTTCTAATGGACCTAAAACTTTTTATGCAGCTGTATTTCTTAAACAATGGTTGAAGAAGCACTCTATCAGCTTATAAGAAAAAAATATTACTATACACTATAAATATATTATACAAGGTTTATGATCGTGTATAGAATATACGGGCTGGACGCGGGGGCAGTACCCGCCGCTTCCACCATAAGGACATTGAATGGAGATTATTTGGCATATATTGTTAACCGCTTGTCTAAATTCAGAGTGCAGAACTCAAGATGTACAGTGGTTTGAAAACAAAAATACTTGTGAAGCAACTAAAAAGCTTTATGAAGAGATTCCTATAGACGGAAACTGGACAAGTGTTAATTATATATGTAAGCCAAAAGACTCAGTGTCTTTATGATGGGAGCGAACTAGGATCGACAGACGTCATAAAAATATGCGTAGATTTTGTATAATAAAAGTAACTGCAAAACGCAAGTCTACTTTTGCTTCAATCCTTAGCACGAAGAGAGAAGTTACTTCCTCAAGTGCTCAGGCTCTTGCAGCGATTGCCTAATCGAGTTAAGTACGATTAGCGGGGTTTTGGAGGTTTTTCCTGGCAACAGAAAAAACCTTCTTTTTTTGTTATAAATATATTGACGCCGATAATCGGGTCACTTTAAACTGTCCAATAATGGAGGTATTAATGACAGGAACATTTGCATTTCCTAGGAACGTTTTCCTAGGTTTCGATCACATCTTTAACGAACTAGACCATATTACTAAACATGCTCAGGATACTTATCCTCCGCATAATGTTGTAAAGGAAGATGATCTTCATTACATCTTAGAAATGGCTGTTGCTGGTTTCAAAGAAGATGATATTACTATTGAACTGAAAGACCACATTCTTACTGTAGAAGGTTCTCGAGATAAACGCAGAGAGCAAGAAAAGTATATTCATAAAGGTATTTCAGCTCGCAAGTTCAAAAAGTCATATAGACTGTCCGAATATACGGAAGTAGTCGGAGCTAAACTAGAGGATGGAATTCTTGCTATTGGTTTAGAAGTAGTCCTTCCCGAAGAGAAGCGTCCCCAATTGATCAAAATTAACGCTGATACAAAGGGGATTAAAAATGACAGCACTAGCACTAAGAGGTTATTCACTTCTTAAATCAGGATTCATTGCAACACTGTTTGCATGGATGACCGGTCACCTTTCTGCATTAGGTAGAGCTATTCAAGTTTCAAAGCAAATTGAAGCTAATCAAAAAATAGCTCATCTAATGAGACACGAGTACCCAAACGAAAATTATGCTGGTATTCTAGCAATTCTAAATGAAAAAACTTTGAAGGAGTATTACAAAAAATGATTAGTTTATTCAAGAAGATTTTCGCAATGGAAACTCCTACTTCAGATAAAACTCCTCTGAAGTATAGAGAATATCAATATACTCTTGCAGAACTAGAGCGTAGACTCAATGCAGAAGTACAAGGATATGGGACTAGATACTAATGAATCCAAGAACTATCTTAATCATTAGTAGATATCTTAAAAAGGTACAAAGTTAATGTGGCCATATACTAAAGAAGAAAATGACTCATTAAGTTAAAATAAATATAAGGAGTGGGTAACTGCTCCTTATTTTTTTAGGAGGATTTATGTACGGAGAACCTAGGACTTGTAAAAAATGTGGTCATAGATGTCACTGCTATCAACCAGATTGTGATGAATGTATAAACGATGTATGTGTAAACTGTGAGTGTGACAAAATAGAAATAAAAGAAATAGTAGATATACCTCAATCGTTTTATAGAAACCCGGGTTAACAACATATTAAAGTTTAATGAATTTTTTAAAATACTATTTAAATACTCTATAACAATTACATTACAGGAGTAAGTAATGACTGATAAGTTATGGAAAAAGGTTAGTAAAATGGATTTAGGAAACCCTATAATCACCGCTCTAGTTGGGTTGGTGATTTTTTATATTGGACTAAAAACGTTTTCTGGAGGCATGAAGTCGATGGGAAATATGGATCATTTGTCTTGGTTTACAGGTAACATTTTTTATATGTTTATCGGTGGCATTGTTATGACTTTGTTATGGCAATCTTCTTCATTATCTACAACAGCTATTATTGCTTTAGTAGCTTCAGGAGCTATTCCATTACCTGCTGCTATAGCTTGTGTATTAGGAGCTAATATAGGTACCACAGGTACTATTTGGTTAGCTGGTTTACTAGTGTCAGATGGAATGCCAAAAGGTGATACTTTACGAATAGCATTGGCTCATACAGGAGTAAATTTAGCCATGGCTGCTACATTACTACCTTTTGTAAGTCATATAGCTAAGTTTTTGCAAAAATTCTAGTTTATCTCCTATAATTATATAGGAGGTGTGATATGGCTCATCAAGCAGAAAATATAGAAACTCGCGGGCATCATTTAGTTGGTGTCCGCTGGCCTGTTACAGGCTCTAGAGGTGATCAGTATTATGTAGAGATGACTGATTGGGGCTTTGAATGCAATTGCATTGCTTATCGTAAGTGCAAGCATATCAAAGAAGTAGAAAAAAAGTTCGAAGAATAAATATAATATCAGGTAGCGCCTGTAAAGTAAAACAGCTAGGAGAAAATATGTCTGACTTACTAAGTAGGTTGAAGAAAGCTTCAACCGTTAAACAATCTGAGGTTTTATCTAAATCTCAACTATTCAATAAAAAAGATATGTGTCCAACTGACGTTCCTATTTTGAACGTTGCGTTGTCAGGTTCTGTAGACGGAGGTTTGACACCAGGTCTTACTGTCATTGCAGGTCCTTCTAAACACTTTAAGTCTAACTTAGCTCTGCTTATGGCAGGTGCTTATCTAAAGAAATACAGTGATGCTGTATGTCTTTTATATGATACTGAGTTTGGTATTACTCCTGAGTATCTTAAATCTATGAATGTAGATCCTGAAAGAGTTTTGCATACTCCTGTTGAGCATGTAGAGCAACTTAAGTTTGATATTACTCGTCAGTTAGAAAGTATTGAACGAGGTGATAAAGTAGTTATTGTTGTTGACTCAGTAGGTAACTTAGCATCTAAGAAAGAACTTGAAGATGCTCTTAATGAAAAGTCTGTAGCTGATATGTCTAGAGCTAAAGCTCTCAAGTCTCTATTCCGTATCTGTACTCCTTATCTTACTACAAGAGATATACCTATGTTAGTTATCAACCATACTTATCAAGAGATAGGTTTATTTCCTAAAGAAATAATGTCTGGAGGTACTGGTATTTACTATTCAGCTAATCAGATCTTCTTTATGGGACGACAGCAAGAAAAAGATGGTAAAGATGTAGCAGGTTATAACTTTATGATTGGTGTAGATAAGTCTAGATTCGTTAGAGAAAAAACTAGACTGCCTTTGTCTATCTCTTGGGAAGGAGGTATCAATAAATGGTCAGGTTTACTAGATGTTGGTACTGAGATTGGTTGGATTCGTAAACCTGCTAACGGCTGGTTTGAAGGAGTAAATGCTAATACTGGAGAAGTCATTACAGATAAAAAGCGTCGTAAAGATACTGATACTGCTGAGTTTTGGCTTCCTATTTTTAAAGCAGGTTTTGCTGATGCTATCAAGAAAAGATTCTCTATTAGTGAAGTAAGAGCTGTTGTAGATGAAGAAGAGGGCGATGTATATGCAGAAGATATTGAGGATGAAGTACATGAAGCCTAATCCTAAAAACTTTGAAGCCTTTATTGATCCAGAAGGTGGTGAATGGATTAAGATAAAAACTGGTAAGTATAAAGATACTATATGGCGGCCAGCAGAGATGCAGATGGATGGAGAAGACAAAATTACTTTTCAAGCAGAGTTTCTTACTCCTCCACCAGAAGATGGAGTAATGTTTGAAAAAGTAGCAGTACAGATGATATCAGATATTATGAAAGATATGACATGAAGACAGCAGTAGTAATTCCAGCAAGACTTGAATCAACAAGATTTCCAGAAAAAATGTTAGCTAAGGTTACAAAAGAACATAACCTTATTCAAAGAGTACATCATTGGTGTTGTTGTTTTCATGATAAAGAAGATGTCTATGTAGCAACAGATAGTAAACGTATAGCTGCGTTATTTCCTAATCAAGCTATAATGACAAGCGAAGACTGTGTAAACGGTACAGCTAGAGTAGCTGAAGCAGCTAAGCAGTTAGACTATGATAACTTTATTAACGTGCAAGGAGATATGATAGATGTACCGGTTGTGTTTGATATGCTTATTGGTAGACTGCTAAACTATGATGTAGCTACTGTTTATACTCATTTTACTGACGAAAAAGATTTTAGATATGATAAACATAGACAAGACCCTAACTTTGTTAAAGTAGCTCATAATCTTATGACTGCACAGTGGTTTGGTAGAGGTATGGTTGGTTATGGTGATTGGCATTTAGGTATATATGCATATAAAAAATCTGCTTTAATGGCTTATAATCATCTTACTGTATATGAGCCTGAAATGGTAGAGTCATTAGAGCAGCTTAGATGGTTACAAAATGGTTATCAAATAGGTGTAGTGCATACTAGTGATGCAACAGCAGAGATTAATACTAAAGAGGATTTACAACGTTGGCAGTCGACTCACCAGAACTAAGAAAGGGTATTCTATATAACTTACTTAAAAGTGATGAGTTCTGTCAGAAAGTTTTACCTTTCTTATCTAAAGAGTACTTTACAGAAAAGTATGAGAGTATAATATTCGAAGAGATCTATAAGTATTACGGTAGTTACAATAATGCTCCTGACTCTGCTGCTATAAAGATTGAATTAGAAACTAGAAACGATCTAACTGAAGCTGTATATAACGAGTCTATGAAGCTTCTAGATCAAGATGTAGAACCTATTTCTAAAGTAGATTTTCTAGTTAATAAAACTGAGCAATGGTGTCAAGAAAGAGCTATTGTTAATGCAGTATATAAAGCTGTAAATGTTATAGGAGGAGAAGATAAAAAGACTCCTATGTCAGCATTACCTGAGATGTTAACGGAAGCTATATCTACTTCTTTTGATAAGTCTGTAGGTCATGATTATATAGACGAAGCAGATGATCGTTGGGAGTTCTATAATCGTAAAGAGCTTAAAATACCTTCTGGCTTAGAGCATTTAGACTATATTCTAAGAGGCGGTTTTCCTTCTAAGACTCTAGGTGTTATTATGGCAGGTACTGGTGTTGGTAAGTCTCTCTTTATGTGCGCTATGACTTCTAACTTAGTAGAATCTGGTCACAATGTTTTATACATTACTATGGAAATGGCTGAAGAAAAAATAGCTCAGCGTATTGACCAGAACTTGCTTAACTTAGCAGGAGAAGAACTAGAGACTATAGCTAAAGACTCTTTTCTAAAACGTTTTGATAATCTAAAGATGAAAACTAAAGGTCAGTTAGTAGTAAAAGAATATCCTACTAAGTCAGCTCATGCAGGTCATTTTAGAGCTTTACTAAAAGAGTTAAAGATGAAAAAAGACTTTACTCCTGATTTAGTTTGTGTTGATTATCTTAATATTTGTGCTTCTATGAATACTGGTAAGAATGCTAGCTCGTATGAACAGATAAAGTCTACTGCAGAAGAGCTTAGAGCTCTTTCTATGGAGTTTGATGTGCCTGTATTGACTGCTACTCAGACTAATAGAACTGGTTATAGTGATGCTGATGTAGAGATAACTTCTGTATCTGAGTCGTTTGGGCTTCCTATGACTGCTGATTATTTCTTTGCTATGACTACTAACGATAAGCTTAGAGATGAAGGTCTCATTAGGTTTACTCAGCTAAAGAATAGATATGGCGATCCTGCTGATAGACGTAACTGGTTACTAAATGTAGATTATGCTAAGATGAGAGTTATAGACTTACCTAATCAACCTGTAAGTATAGAAGAGCAGAATAATGCAATGCAGAATCCTGTAACTGATACTAAACCTATAATGGATATAAATTGGGAATAGAAACAGAAGGAATGCAACTTATAGAGTTCCAAAGAGAGTGGTTAGACTTAGCTTTGGATGAATTATGGGTATATAATAAACTTGAGATATCTACCCAGTTAGGTTATAACTGTGGACCTGTAGGAATATCAGTTCCTCATTCAGGTTGGTATATTGTTAGACCACCTATAAACTTATTAGGTTTAGGATTAGGAGCTAAAAAAGTATGGATAGATAAAAGTACTGATCACCTTACTGTAGGACACTTTTGGTGTGAGTGGTTTGAAGGAAAACATTATAGCGTAGATTATGAAAAAGGAGAATGGGTTAGAACAACAACTGGAGATCAAGATAAAAATGATCTAACAAAATGGAGTAAATGGTATACTATAGACCACGTTATTCCTTTTCCTTCTATTATATCAAGCTTATACCATAAACCTAATATAAACTGTGAATTTGTGGGAGAAAATTTAATTGAAGTTCATGTGAGAAATAATCCTGATTTCTCTTATAATAATAGTGTCTTTATACCCGTATGGGAAAGCGATACTATCGATCCTCCTGACGGTTATAGGTATGTAGAGACGCCAGATAAGAACGGTAGAATAGGAGCTTACGTTGATATTACTTGATTATTCATCTATTGCGATGTCGTCTATTATGGTTAGAGTCGATGACTTTCAAGAACAACCTGAATTAGTTCGTCATCAAATATTTAATATTATTCGTCAGTATAACGAACGATTTCGTAGCGACTTTGGTGAGATGGTTATAGCTATGGATCATACTAACGTATGGCGTAAGAAGTCATTTCCTTTCTATAAAGCTAATCGTAAGAAGCAACGCAAAGAATCTAAGCATGATTGGACTGCTATCTTTACTATGATGAATGACGTACGAGAAGAAGTAGAAGAGTATTCTCCTTATCGTTGTGTTCGTATAGAAGGCTGCGAAGCTGACGATGTTATTGCTACTATCATAGAAGCTAAGAACGACCCTAGTCCAACTGTTATTGTATCTCCAGACAAGGACTTTGTGCAGCTTCAGAAATATCCTAACGTTAAGCAGTTCTCTAATATTCAGAAGAAATGGATAGAACCTGACATAGATCCTATTACTGACTTAGAAATCAAGGTTCTTAAGGGAGATATGGGTGATGGTATACCTAATGTAATGTCTGAAGACGATGTACTTATAGAAGAAGGTGCTCGTCAAACACCGTTACGAAAAGCTAAGATGGATATGCTTATGCAAGATCCAGAAGCTCTAGGTACTTCTATTGCTCGTCGTATTATTCGTAATAGAGATATGATAGATCTTAGTAGATGCCCTGACTATCTCAAAGAAGAAATATTAGAAGCTTTCAGTAAACCTGCTAGAGGTAGTGTAAATAGGTTAATGACTCTGTTTACTAAGAATCAAATGAAACTTCTACTAGAATCTTTACAGGATTTTGAAATAAGATAAATACCTTGGATCCAAAATACTAATTAAGAAGGAGACTCCAAAATGGTATATATCAAACCGTCTATCGATGACAGTGATATCAACGCTGTATACAGAGATGGTCAACGAAAGCAAACTGCTATTAGTGGTACTCATTATCCTTCAGCATCTGCTGTAATGACAGAAGCTGGTTATGGAGTAAGATATAGAGTAGTCGGTGATTCAGATGGTGCTGACAATGCTAAATTCGATGTAGAAATTCTAGATGCATATCCAGCTAGAAAGCTATTGTCAATCGGTGACCCAGATGATACATTAGGTGGTGGTGCAATAGATTCTGAACATGGAATTCAATATGATTCCGATACTGAATCTCTTACAGCTACGACAAACGAGTACACTCGATTTAGTCTTACCTAATTATGTCTAAAGCAGTTTTTACATTTGGTAGGATGAACCCCCCTACTATAGGACATGAAAAACTGGTTAATAAAGTGAGAGCGGTCGCTAGAGCTCATAGAGGTGACCCTCTCATTTACTTATCTCATACACATAAACTTCCTAAAGACCCTTTAGAATATAGCTATAAATCTAAAATAGCCAAAAAAGCTTTCGGTAATATAGTTAAAATTACTAGAGCTAATACTATAATAAAGGTGCTTCAAGAACTAGAAAAAAAGTATAAAGAAGTTGTTTTAGTTGTGGGTTCAGATAGAGTAACTGATATGAGAGAATTAATAACCGCATATAACGGCAAAGATTATACTTTTGATACAATTAAGGTTGTATCAGCTGGTGAGCGTGACCTTGATGCTGTTGACGAAAAAGAGACTGACAAGAAAAAAGTTAGAACAGTTTCAGGAATGTCAGCTTCAGCGATGAGAGCTCTAGCAGCAGCAGAGCAATTAGATGATTATACTGAAGGAGGTTCAAAGTATATAGGTTTTAGATCTGGACTTCCTAAAATGCTGCAAAGAGATGCAGAAAATATTATGAAACAAGTAAGAAAAGGATTAAATTATGAACAATATCAAGCCCAGGGACATGCAAGTCTTCGAGATTCTATCGGAGATTAGTAAGCTAAAAAGCGACGAATTAAAAGTCAAAACTTTCAAAGAAAAATATTATGACCATACTCCTCTTCATAGAATTTTGAAGATGAATTATTGTGATACTATTATTCCTATGCTTCCAGAAGGAACTCCTCCATTTAATAGAAATGATCAATCAGATGGTCCTAATCATGCTTCTTTATGGGAGTATATTCGTATTTTTCCGGTTATTGTAAGATCAGCTCAATCTGTTAAAATGCGTCCTCTACAAATTGAGAGATCATTTATTGAAATGTTAGAAGCAGTTGATCCTAAGGAAGCAGAAGTCATTTGTTTAGCAAAAGATAAAGCTATTGAATCTGAATATAGGATAAACTTAGATATTGTTAAGTCAGCTTTTCCGGTTCTTAACATCGAAAATAATTCAAAAGAATCTGTTGTAGAAAAAACTAAAGAAGAACAAGCAGCAGAATATATTGAATTAGCTAAGCTTAGAAAAGCAGAAGCTAAAAAATTATACGATGAAGCAAAAGAACTTATTTCAGCAGCGGAAGAACTGACAAATGAAAATGCTTGAACAAACTAAATTTACTTATGATATTTCAAAGTTAAAACCTGTTATTCACGAGCAAGCCTTTGATCTACATTTTAATGGGATCTATAAAAAACATATTGAAAACTATAATAGAGGAGTAGGTGATTTCGCGTTTGATAAAGCTGGTGCTTATCTTCATAAATTATATTTTGATAACATAAGAGATTATAGAATTAATAATGATCCTTCTGGTAAAGCATTGCAGGTTATGGAATTAAGATATGGTTCTTATGATAGATTTTTAAATACTCTTATTGATAAGTCTAAGTCTATACAAGGTAATGGCTGGGTGTTTATGAATACAAGTGGTTATATAAATTTAATTCCTAATAATAGAATAGTTGATAATATAGCATTAATTATTGATTGCTGGGAACATGCTTATATGTTTAATTTTGGAAATGATATTGAAAACTATATTAACCGTACTCTATCAATAGTTAACTGGGATGAAGTTAGTAGACGTATAGAGTTTGGAAACAAAGCTAAGATATAAATATAGTATGCTAAGTTTTATGGAATACATATCTGAAGCAGCTGATTCAGCTCAAAATCTGCATATGACTCATGCAGATGAAGATATATTCGAAAGAGGAGATACAGGAGCTCAAGCTGCAATTGATTTTCTAAAAGACTTTGCTGAAACTGTTGGAACAAACGAAGCTAATTTAACTGTTAAATGGGACGGAGCTCCAGCTTTATTTGCAGGATATGATCCTAGTGATAATAAATTTTTTGTAGGTACAAAATCAGTATTTGCTAAAAATCCAAAACTATATAAAACTCAAAAAGATATTACTGATAATGAAAAAGGCGGAAAGGCGCAAAAACTTAAAGTTGCTTTGAAAGAGTTACCAAGCGTTGGAATTCCAAAAGGTACAGTTCTACAAGGAGATATGTTATTTACTAAAGGGGATCAGAAATATGAAACTATCGATGGTGTTAGATATCTTACCGTACATCCCAATACAATTGTATATGCTTGGCCTTCCAATAGTGATGTTGCAAAGCGTATTCGGAATGCCAATATTGGTATTATTTGGCATACCTCCTATAGCGGTAGAGGTGACCTTTCTACTTACTCTGCTACTTTTGGTGTTGATGTCTCTAAGCTTAAAACTACAAGAAATGTATTCATGGATGATGCATACTTCAAAGGAGCAAATATAGGCTTAGATGATAATGAACATAGATCTTTGATGAGTCATATATCTAAAGCTGAAAGATATATAGGTAATTTTGATGATATAGTCACAGTAATGAATACTATTCCTTCTTCTGCAGCAGGAGCTAATGTTAAGACATTTATTAATAGTAAAATTAGAGCTGGACAGCTACCTAATCCTAGATCAGCAGCTAATGAATACTTAGATTATCTTAAAACCTATTGGGAAGATAAAGTAATATCTAAAGTAAAATCAGAAACAGCTATTAATACAAAAAAAGCAGCGTTAAAACAACTATTAGATGATCTTAAAAATATCATGCCTACTTTAGTTAAAGCTTTTCAATATGTAGATGAAATTACTCAGGCAAAAATGATTGCAATCAATAAGCTTAATATGATAAATAATCAAAAGACATTTGTTCTTACAAACGACGGATTCAAAGTTACAGAACCAGAAGGGTATGTAGCTATTAACACAGAGAAAGGTGAGGCAGTTAAATTTGTAGATAGATTAAACTTCTCTCATTTTAACTTCTCATCGGAATATATTAAAGGCTGGCAACGATGACAGATTTTTACGCAAACTACATTTCAAAAACTACATTTGATCCAGAAACTCATTCTGTTAGATCAAAAATGGAAGAAGCAGCTACGGATATGAAAAAGAAGCCTGCTTCTAAAACTCCTAAACTAGAAGTTGAACCAACAGTGATTCCTGAAAAGAAACATATTGAAAAGGAAGAGCTTCATGGTGATCAGCATAAGTTAGATCATAATAAAGATATGAAGATTGATGCTGCTGATATGAAAATGGTTCGTAAAAAAGGAGCAGTTAAAAATCATCCCGCAGAAGATACTACAGACGAAGCAATGGTTATTCGTTCTAAAAAGTCTTCAGCAAAATTAAGAAGAGATGCTGAATCAAGACCAATGGGTGTAAGAGAAGATGATGAAGAGTTAGAAGAAGCTACATTTAGAGTTTCTATTTCAGGTCTTCCTACAATGCATGTAAGTGGCTCATCTGCAGGAGAAATTAAAACATCGTTGCGTAAGATGTTAAAAGATCCTAAAGCTCTAGGTAACATTGAAAAGATTACTCCGTCAGAAAAGAAATCAGATCTCAGAGCTAAGATGTCTGAAGATCAAACTGTAGCTGATTATCTTAAAAAAGGTGGAAAAATTACAAAACTTCCAGCAGGTAAAGCTCAGGGTGCTCATGGCGACTCTAAAATGGCTAGTGGTATTGCAGGTCAACTTAGTACAGCTGATACAAGTAGATTTAAGACAAAGAAAAAAGTTAAATCTATGGAAGATGTAGAGCAAGTTGCTGAGCTAGATAAAAAGACAATGGGTTCTTATATCAAAAAAGCAACTCATGATGTAGATAATAGATCATTTACACAAGGAATGAGATCTAATAATAAAGATTATACTTCAGCAGATGCTAGTAATAATAGAAATATTAGAAATAGAAGAGCTGGTATTGCTAGAGCAGCAAATAAAATGTCAGAAAAGTTCGCTAATCCAGCACAACAAGCAGCAGCTATGGCAGCCATTAAAGCTAAGCCAGGCTACTACAAAAAACCAAAAGAAGAGTCTTATAGTCATGCTGGTACTAGTTTTAGTATGAAAGCAATGTCTAAAATGAAACCACAAGAAAAAGAAAAACCCAAAAAAGAATCTGTAAATGTTGAAGAAAAAGACACTCATGTAACTAAGGACGGCCGTACAGTTAAGAAAGGTCTTTGGTATTATATGAATAAGCGTAAAAAAGCTGGCACAAGTAGACCAGCAAGCGCTGGTACAGTTTCACCTGAAGCTATGAGAAAATCACAATCTGATAATTAAAAAAAATTAAACTTTTTTCCAAGGGCCTTGAAATCATTGAATTTTCAGGGCCCTTTTTTAGTTGATTTCTTCTCAAAAAGTGTATATAATATATGTATAGAATGAGAAATGAGGAGAATATTATGAAGTTTTCAGTTCACCAGATGATTCCAGCACATCGCAAGTACTTAGCTGAGCATAAGTCTGACGAGTATTTTCAGGTTTCGTTTTACGGTAATGTTTCCCCGTCATTGTTTCTTGCTCATTATAGCAAGGTTTGCGAGATTGTTGCAGAAGATCTTAATGAAGTATTTGAGATTGGTAACATTGGTCCTGAAGATAAGATTACTCGTTTAGATCGTATGCATTCAATCAGTGTAGGCGATGCTATTAGAGTAGAAGAAGGTCCTGAAATGGGTTATATCTATATTGTTAAGCCTGCTGGTTTTGAACGTTTTAGCAGCGAGAAGGAAGTAGCATAATGGAAAAGAGTTTGTATGCAATGTGTGAATTTACTGATGATGTTGTCAGAGTGATTAGATATCTAGGTATGCTTAATTACCTTGTTGAGTATCCTGATGGAGAAACTCAAGTTGCTCATGAGTCTACTTTAGATTTTGATTGGTTAGATGCTAGAGAAGGAAGAATTGCAAATGACTAGATTAGTTAACGTTCTTAAGGTAGGTGATCCTGTTATTACTCGTTTTGGTCATACTACTGTAACTAAGATTGAGTTGTGTGAGAAACGAGACGATAAGTATGGCATCAAGATGAATAGAGTGTTTTACTCAGATGTCGATCGCTGTGTTGTAGATACTGCTGATGGTCATTGGCAGTATGGTCATCAGTTAGACTTTATTACTATATAGGAGAATAGTTATGTGGATGGAAAAAACTTGTGGTGATCTCGAAAATATTGTTGATCAGCTTAACGAGCGTGTACCTTTCAAAGGCGAATGCAAGAAGAGATATACTAAGAATAAAAAGCTTGATCGTTTTCGTCGTGCTCAGAATGTAGTTCATGATATCTTTAACAACGGTCTGATAAATCGTTATCGTGAGCTTCGTGTTCTTGATAGAGATCTACGTATTCACCACTTACCTATTCATTCTAATCAAGAAGGAAAGTGGGACATAATTGAGAAACGCATTGCTCCTCATTTTCGTGAGATTGTTATGGATGCTGTTCTTGAGCAATTCGGTAAGGATGTGTGGATGCAGGTAATGCATAATCGTTCAAGTTCTATTATTAACAAAGCTATTGCTGAAGGAAGAGTAAAATGATTGTTTGTTTAGATATTGTTGGAGTTGAAAATGAAGAACAAGGTTTACTTATCAGAGATGTCATCGAGCAGTCCTTGGATACCCTTATGCCAAGGCGTCGCTCTCCTATTTTTATCGATTGTCATATTGCTTTAGATGAAGATATGGGTAATGCAGAAGCTATGATACATCAAGAAGCAGATGATACTTTCTTTCTTGCTTTATCTCAATCAGCTTTAGAAGGTCCTACTGATGATCTTGTAACTCTTCTTATTCATGAGATGGTTCATGTTCGTCAATATATTCGTAAACAAATTACGAATAATCCTTATAATAATTTCGAAGAATATATCAAGTTACCTTATGAGCAAGAAGCTTATAGACTTCAAGAGGAGATGTTAGATGAGATCAAAGCGAAAGTCTTTAACGATTAATCAGCAGAAAGCTAAGGACGATCATGATAAGTGGTTACGTAAACGAGGTGTTCATCCAGATCAGCTTAGAGCTGTATTACCTCATAACGCTAAGGGTAAACGCTTAGGAGTTCATGCATTACCTGACTATAAGGCTCATCAAGGCGAACGTACTGTTCAGACTTCTGATAGGGTTGTAGGTTCTACTGCTAAGAAAGAATCTAATACTTATACGGGAGACTTTATTGTAGGTATTGCTACTATGCATAAGTCTAACTTTGTACCTGTTACTCGAGATCAGGATGGCAAAGATTATGCTACTATGAGGCGTAACTAATGAGTGAAGATGATCAGGTTACCTTAAATTTAGGTAACGGAATGAGTAGCAGCTCTATGTCTGCTGCTCGTTCTTTATTTGACGAAATTGTGAACATTAACACAAAAATATCTATAATGAAACAGCAAGGTGTAGAAAGTGAAGAACTTTCTGATCTGCGTTCAGTAAGAAAATATATGAAAGATAGAATAGAATTTTATGTTAATGGTGGTTGTGTATGAATGTATTTTGTCTCGATAGAGACCCTATGAAAGCTGCACATATGATGTGCGATAAACATGTAGTTAAGATGATAGTAGAGACTTGTCAGATTCTATCTGCAGTTCTAGATAACAACTACACTACTAAAGAGGATATTAAACCTTCTGTGCAACTAGGTACAGCAGGATATCCTCCTGCTCATGTAAAGCATCCTTCTACTATGTGGGCTATGGAAGCTAAAGGTAACTATAAATGGCTAGTTAAACATCTAAGAGGTTTATGTATAGAATATTCTAGACGCTATAATAAAACTCATAGTATGGAAGGTCAGCTTATGATCTTCGAAGGTCAGTTACCTCATCTTTCTTTTGCTAAAGAACGAAAAACTGAGTTTGTTCAAGCTATAACAGATAAAAGATGGCACCGTAAAGACCCTATCGAAGCTTATAGAGTGTACTATAACATGGAGAAGTTTACGTTTGCTAAATGGAAACTAGGTAATGTACCTGATTGGTATACAGGTGCACCTCAATATATTGTAGAATTGGAGAAGAAATATGCCGCACTTATCAACGAAGACTTACGGCCACGAAAACGGACTAAGTTGCGCGTTTAGACAGCCTAATGCTACTCACTCTCATTGTTCTCGCATTCATGGTTATGCTTTATCGTTTAAGTTTACTTTTGGTTGTAGAGAGCTAGATGATAAAAACTGGGCTGTAGATTTTGGTAGTCTTAAGAAGTTAAAAGAATGGTTAGAAGATAACTTCGATCATACTCTAGCTGTTGATTATGCTGATCCTATGAAAGAAACTTTACAAGATCTAGCTCGATATGATATAGTAAAGATTAGGTTGTTCGACGGTGTAGGGTGTGAAAAGTTTGCTGAACATGCTTTTTGTTATGCTGATAGACTTATTGATGAAATGACGGATGGAAGATGCTTTGTTGAATCCTGTGAGGTAAGTGAGCATGGTGCTAATAGCGCTATCTATACACCTTACCATGTAAAGAGAGAAAGATTTGTCGGATAAGATAATTAGACTAACTGAGCTCTTAGATCATAAGCTTAGAAAAGAAAAAGAGTTAGCTTATTATAGAGAGCAGTTGTTAGAGATACAAGATAAAATTGTAACTATGCAAAAAGATTTAGATTTAACTAAACTTATAATAGAAATTATTCAAGCTGAAAAAGTAGTAGATATAGAACAAAAAGTAAGAGATGCAATTCCAGTCTTAGGAGTAAATGATAAAGAACTATAAATGTATTTTACTTATAATAATATAAATGGTGAGATAAATGACTGAAAAGAAATATTACTACTCAGAGATCTTTAACTCTATTCAGGGTGAAGGTACTTATACTGGTGTGCATACTTTATGGCTAAGATACTTTTTGTGTAACTTACAATGTGATGGATTTGGTCAGATAGATCCTACTAACCCTGATACTTATGAATTACCTTATGATGACTTTGATGCTATGTCTGTTAACAGAGTAGAAGATCTTCCTGTTTGGTCTAAAGGGTGTGATAGCTCTTATACCTGGTCTAAAAAGTTTAAGCATCTTATGGGTCAAAAGACAGCTAAAGATATTGCTAGAGAAATAGTTATGGCTAATATGAATGAGCATAACTTAGCGGGAAGCTTCCTACATCCAGTAAGCAATCAACGTTCACATATGTGCTTTACTGGAGGTGAACCTCTTATGAAGCATGCTCAAAAATGTTCTATAGATATTTTACAATTTTTTATCGATACAGAAAATATTCCAGGTAGTACTACTTTCGAAACTAATGGTACTCAGAAGTTAACTGATGAGTTTAAAGACTGGTGGGCTACAAGCGGAGAAGATTTAGAGTTATTTTTCTCTCTTAGTCCTAAGCTATGGACAGTTGCAGGTGAAAAGAGAGAAAAAGCTATCAAACCTGAATTTGTAGCTGAATATAGAGAATTATCCGATAGAGGTCATCTTAAGTTTGTTCTAGGTTCAGAAAAAAGACAATGGGATGAACTTGATGAAGTAATTAAGCTATTCAGAGATGAAGGAGTAGATTACCCTGTCTTTATTATGCCTGTAGGTGCTAGAGAAGAAGAGCAAACTGCTACTGCAGGAGAGGTAGCTAAAATGGCTTTCGATAGAGGTTATAATGTCTCTGGTCGTATGCATGTATATTTGTTTGGTAATGCTATAGGAACGTAAGATGGGTAAGTGGATATTTTTGGCTTTAATTTTTATCTGGTATTTTGGTTTTGTAGCTACTTTTGCTTTCGGTCAAACTAATCAAGATTGTACCTATGTTAATAAAATAGAGCATGGATTAGACGGAGAAATAATTAGCTCAACTCAAGAATATATTTGCAAAACTCCTCCTAAAGTTATAGAGATTCACACATACCCTAATAAAAAAGCTCATGATGTAATGCAAACTCCCGTATATGGTTTAACTTTAGATTCATACGAAAATCCTACTCAAGTTCTTTATAATATGAATACGGAAATACAAATGAATAGAGCTATTACTCAAAGTAATTTACGATTTATTACTACGTTTGGTAATTTTTTGTCAATGTTTAATTAAGAGGTGTAAAATGAGAAACATTGCATATATCGCAGCAGGTACTCTAGTACTTGGTGCTTGTTCGTCTAACGATACTGCTGAGTTAATGATCGAAGATCCTATTAAGTATAATACTGAAAAGGTAGAGAATCAGATTGATGAGATTCCTAGCTGGTATCTTGAGCATCCTAAGACTGAAGAGATTATCTTCTCGTCAGGTACTGCTGTAACTCCTGATATGCAATTGTCTATGGATATTGCTATTCTAAATGCTAAGACTACGTTAGCAGATAGAATTAATGGTCGTTTGTCATCTAAGACTAAGAACTTTGTTCAACGTATTGGGTCAAATGATCTAGATGCAGCTGTTGCTATGGATATTCAGAGAGTAACTACTAATCTTATCGCTGATGTAGATGTTGCTGGCTATGCAGTAGATAAGTCAGAGATTATTCAAGACGGTCCTCAGTATAGAGCATACGTTCTGCTAGCATACTCTGACAAAGAAGCTAATAAGATTCTAGTTAATCGTCTTCGAAAAGATAAAATGCTTTTAGATAAACTTTCTGCTACTAATGCTTATAAAGATCTAGAAGATAGCGTTGCTGCTAAGAAAGAAAAAGATCTCGATGAGATGGAATTAATAGTAAAGGGTTTAAGTAATTGAAGGTATCTGATAGAATAAATGAATGGATGCGCAAAGACGGTAAACGTTTTTGGGCAGGAGATAATATCTCCGAATATATGACTGATAAGACTAAAGACGCTCTAATAGATGAGGCTACTGTTGCATTCGAAGGTGTACTCGATGCTCTCCTCATCGATAGAGAGAATGATCCTAATTCTCATGGTACAGCTAGAAGGTTAGCTAAAATGTACTATAATGAGATTATGGCAGGAAGATATGATCCAATGCCTAAAGCTACTGCATTTCCTAATGACGGAGATGATAGATATGAAGGTATGTTAGTTGTAAGATCTGAGTTAAAATCTATGTGCTCACATCATCATCAGCCAGTAGCAGGTATAGCATATATAGGTATTATCCCCGGAGATAAAGTTATTGGACTGTCTAAATATACTAGAATAGCTCAATGGTGTGCACGAAGAGGTACCTTGCAAGAAGAGCTTTGCAATGATATAGCCAGAGAGATTCAGAAAGCTACTGAAAGTGAAAACGTAGCTGTATATATTCAAGCAACGCATGGTTGTTGTGAGAATAGAGGTATAGGAGCTCATAGTTCTTTAACTCAAACTGCGGTCCTAAAAGGACATTTTCTAGATGATAATATGACTACGAAGAAAGAGTTCTTCGATCATATTAACCTTCAACAACAATTTGCACCAAAATAAGGAGAATAAAATGTTGAAAGAATGGTTCAATTTACAGGATGTGAATAGAGAGCTTCTAATGAAGCTTGTAGCTTTACATCTAGTAATTATTGCTGCATCGAATTATATCGTGCAGTTTAGTGGCACAATCTTTGGTTATCACTTTACGTGGGCTATGTTTGTGTTCCCTCTAGTTGTTATTGCTACAGACTTGACTGTACGATTAACAAATAAGTATCAAGCTAGATCTGTAGTAGCTCTAGCATTTCCTCCAGCAATCATTATTAGCGCAATGCTAGCTGATTGGCGTATTGGTTTTGCTAGCGCATTTGCATATCTTATTGGTCAGTTGTTTGACGTATCAGTCTTTCAACGTATTAGAGAAAAATTTACTGAAATGTGGTGGGTAGCTCCTGCTATCTCTACTGTAGTAGCTAATGTAGTAGATACTTATCTATTCTTCTGGGCTGCATTTAGTAATCATGCAACTAATGAATTTATGGCTGCTAATTGGCTAGAAATTGCTACAGTCGATGTATTCTTTAAGATTGCTACCTCTCTAGTATTGTTCTTACCTATCTATGGTGTGCTTTTGTCATACCTTAAGAGTAGAATGAACGTAACTTCAGCAGGTTAAACTTTATAATAGAGAGAGCATACAAGCTCTCTCTTTTTTTTCGAGGTAAATATGAAAATAGCGCATGAAGCTCCTTTAAGTATCTTTGATAAGGTACAACAACTTACTGACTATGATTATTTTCTAGTTCATCTATTTGAAGAAAATATAGCTTATCTTGAAAAAGCTTATGAATGTGTTGGTAATGGAAGAGAGACTATTTTAGATAATTCTATATTTGAGCTAGGAACAGCTTGGGATGCAGAAAGATTTGCATACTGGGTTGAAAAGATGAAACCTACTTATTATATTATACCTGATGTTTTAGATGATAGCGCAGGTACTCTAGATTCGTTTGAGAAGTTTACTGAACAATATAAAGATCTGCCTGGTAAGACTATAGCTGTTGCTCAAGGTAGTAGCTACGACGACTTAGTTAAATGTTATAATTATCTTGCATATGATAATAGAGTTCATAAAATAGCTTTATCGTTTAATCATCCTTTCTTTCAAGACTATGAAGGTCAAAATAAGTATGAAAAGATGTTAAATGGCAGACAAGATACCTTACGTAAGATGGTAGAAGAAGATGTTATCAATACAAATAAACATCATCATCTACTAGGTTGTGGTTTACCGCAAGAGTTTAAAGAGTATAGAAAGTATCCATGGATAGATAGTTTAGATACCTCTAATCCGGTGATACATGGTATGAAAGGTATATGGTACGATGCTCAAGGATTGCAAAATAAAGAATCAGTAAAACTATATACTCTGATTAACGAAGATGTAAATGATCGCTGGGGAGAGATAGAGTATAATATTAAGACATTTAGGAGTTATTGTCGATGAAGTGGATAGCATTGTTCTCTCAAACAGGAACTGAAATTAGAGATCTGTCTGAAAAATTAGGCAGATCTCCTGATCTTATCTATACTAATAATAGATCTAACGATATATGGCAAAGAGTGTTGCATGAAGTTGACTCTCAAGTACTAGTATTCAACCATATAGATATTATGAATAGAATTAAGAATTATCAAAAAGATGCTCTTATTACTTTGCATGGTTATCTTAGAATTATACCTGAAGATGTATGCAGAGAATGTAATATTGTAAACGGTCATCCAGGTCTAATTACGGAATATCCTTGGATGAAAGGTAAAGACCCTCAAGAAAAAATAGAACCTTGGATGGCATGGATTGGTTCTGTAGTTCATAAAGTAGCACCTGAAGTAGATGCTGGTCAGGTTCTTACTGAAGATAGAATAGCACTAAAGGAAGCAGAAACATTCAAGGGTAATTACTATAATATGTTAAGAATTACTAGCTTGAATGCATGGGAGAAATATTTTGAAGAGTATCAGACCTAATCACTATCGTGCTGAACGCATGGTAGAATTTGAGTGTATTAAAGTTATTGAAGCGTTGTGTGATGATCATCAGAATGATGTATATACTGACTATAATCGTTATCAGGCGTTTAAGTATCTATGGCGTCTAGGTAAGAAAGATGATGTATTGCAAGAGTTGTATAAAGCAGCTACGTTTATTAATTTTGCTATTGAGAAACTAGAGAAGGATAGAGGCATTGCAAATGAACAAGATTGAAGATATTGCTAGTCAGCATTTAGGACGTACTTCTGACGGAGGTACTATGACTCGTTATGAAACTCCGGATGCTGTAGATAGCAGCTTACTGGTAGGTATACCTCGTCATTTGAATAGAGAGGCTTATGAGATTACAGATAAAGACTTTATCGGGAGTGATACTTGGCATGCTTATGAAGTGTCTTTTCTTCTATCAAGCGGATATCCGGTATCTGGTGTAGTAAAGTATGTTTATGAATCTGATACTCCTAATATTGTAGAGTCTAAATCGATTAAGCTATATCTTAACTCTTATAATATGGCTGTAATGGGTAATGATATAAAGACAGCTACTCAGAAAGCTATTGAGATGATGGAAAGAGATCTTACTCAATGTATTGGTGGTAGAGTACAAGCACAGTTTCATAGTAAAGCATTTGGAGATCCTGTTTCTGAATCATATATTAAGCTAGAAGATGTCGTAGATGTATCTGAAGTATCGTTTGATAGATATAATGAAGATCCTGATATTTTAGAAATCATAGAAGTAGAAGATAGAGAGGTTACTAAGTATACTACCAATGCTCTTCGTTCTAACTGTCGTGTAACTAACCAACCCGACTGGGGTGATATCTATATCTATATAGAGGGTGATAGTACTGTTACTCCTGAATCGTTACTGCAGTATATTGTTAGTATGAGAAGAGAGAATCATTTTCACGAAGAAATTTGTGAATGTGTAATTAAACGACTAATGGTACTTATGCCTAAATGTGATATTGCAGTAGCTTGTCTCTATACTCGTAGAGGTGGGATTGATATTAATCCAGTTAGAGGTACAGGACCTTTAGCTCTTATGAGATCTGGCTTTAGTGATCTACAAAGTGTAGAACAAGCTCCTATGAAGACTGCGAGACAGTAATGATGCAAGAAAGACATACAGCATATATTAAGAGGAGATTTGCTCAGATGGAAAAACTAGATCAAATGATGGGTAGATTACCTATTACAGATAAAAAAGTTATTGTAACTCATAGTGGTGGTATGGATAGTGCTACTGCAGTTATTCTATGTGCTAAGATGTATGGTGCCGAAAATGTTATCTCTCTAGGATATTTCTACGGTCAGAAGCAGAGTGTAGAATTAGACTATGCAGAGCGTTTATGCGCAGAGTTAGGGGTAACTAGACAGGTTATAGATCTAGGTATCTTAGGTCATATTGTAAAAAATGTATCAGCTAATATTGCAGGTACAGATGTAGAGATGCCTACTATAAAAGATATTCTAGGTAATCCTCAACCTCCTACTTATGTGCCTTATCGTAATATGATTATGTTTTCGCTTACTGCTGCTTTTGCTGAAGCTAATGCTGCTTCTCATATTGTATGTGGTTTGCAAGTACATGATGAGTATAGTTATTGGGATACTACTCAGAAGTTTGTAGATGGATTGAATAATATCTACGATCAGAATAGATCTTGGCCTCTTACTTTGATTGCTCCTTTTGCTGATCTGTCTAAGACAGAAGAGATTAGTTTGCTAGAAGAGATGGATAGTACACATTTACTTAAGCATACTCTAACATGCTATGATCCTATTACTAAGGATGGTCATGGTATTGCTTGTGGTAAGTGTCCTTCTTGTTCAGAACGCATTCAAGCGTTTATGAATAAAGGTATGAAAGATCCTATTGAGTATGCTATCGATATTCCATGGAGTAACTAATGTGTGCTATCTTTGGTTCATGGGATAAAGATAAGTTTTATGAGCTAGCTAAACTTAATAGTTATAGAGGTTCTCATAGTTATTCTATAGCTTATTATGATAGAAAGAAAGTAGCTCTTCTTACTCAGGGGTTTGGTGAATTTCCAGAAGTAGATCTAGATAAAAATTATTATTATATAGGTCATGTACAAGCTCCTACTACTGATAGTAAAGATGAATCGTCTATTCATCCTGCTAATGATATGGGAGACTATCTATGGCATAACGGTATAATAAAAGATTATCAAATAAAAGTATGGCAGAATGCTTGGGATAAAGATTGGACCTGGGATACTAAATGGTTATTGCATCTTATCAATGCAGGAGACATAGAAGGTACTCTATCTGAAGCTGATGGGTCCTTTGCTTGTTTATGGTATGGTAAATATAATCCTTCCATTTATCTCTTTAGAAACGATAACTGTCCTATGTTTATTAACGGTCATGACTTCTCTTCTACTAAGTTTAATGGCGCAGAAAGTATAGAAAGCGGTCAGTTCTATTCTTATAATATGAAAGACGGGTGGGTAAAAGATAGAAGAACTTTTAAGACGAAAAATAAATTTTATTGGAGTGCTGGATGAAAGATAGAATTAAGAAATACTACTGGGCATTTCGTCAGTGGTGGTTTGAACATGATAGTATAGAGTTAGTATTATTTGCTAGTATATTTGGTTTTACAGGCTGGATGGCTTATCATGCTATATTAGGTATTATAGGGAGATTTAGTTAATGAGTAATTTTACTAGAATAAAAGATTGGTCTGATGAAAGACTAATCACGTTTAACGAACCTGATCGAAATGGTTTTATCGCTATGATTGTAGAAGAGTGCGGTGAGTTCTTAGAAGCTAAGGATAATATAGATGGCAGAATAGATGCTATGGCTGATATGATTGTCTTCTGCTATGGTGAGATGGCTAAGTATGGTTATGATGGTGACAAAGTTATGGATGAGGTAATAAAAGAGATATCTTCTCGTACTGGTGCATATGACCCAGCTACTAAAAAATGGCAGAAAGATAAGTCAGATGAAGCTATGGCTAAGTGGTATCAAGCAGACTTTAGTAAGTGCAAATTGGATGAATGATAATCTAGATAAACAGCAGCAGCTTATGGTTATTACTATGGAAGAGTGTGCTGAGTTACAGGTAGCTTGCAGTAAGATACTTCGACAAGGAACTAAAGTAACTGAAGAAAAACTTAAAGAATTAACAGAAGAGCTTGGAGATGTTTATTGCATGATTCAACTTATGCATGAACATGGATTTGTTGAGTCTAAAGATCTTAATGAAAGAGTACAAGTCAAAAAACAAAAACTAGAGAAATGGAGTGATCTAGTTGGACGGTAGATATATTCAAGTTTATGAAAATACATTAGACCCTGAGTTCTGTAAAGAGCTAATAGATATGTTTGAGTCTAACACTCAGCTTTATAACAAAGTTGACAAAGCTGCTGTAGCAGGAGAAAAGACTTACTTTAATCAAATTAATATTACAGAAAATATGAACGACATTCAATCGTTTAAGAGTTATCATAATAAACTTGTAAGCGTTGGAAGAAAAATTGTAAGTGATTATATTAACATATTACCATCTCCTGTATACCCTACAAACTATACAAATACCTGGGAAAATTTTAGAATGAAGAGATATATGCCAGGAGGTTATGAAGGTTTTGGATTACATGGAGATGCTACTCATACAGGAACTATTAGTAGATGGTTAGCATTCTTCTGGTATCTAAATGACGTAGAAGAAGGAGGAACTACTACTTTTTTATATCATGAAGACGAAGTTATAGGATCTGTAGAAGCTAAACAAGGAAGATGTTTGGTATTTCCTCCGTTATGGACTTATCCTCACAAGGGCGATCCTCCCATGTCAGGACCAAAATATATAGTAGGATCATATTTACACATTGTAGGAGATGAAGATGGGAAAATCTAGATTTAGTTCTGATGAAGCTAAGATGGTAGGTACTGTATCTAATAAGCTGAAAGCTATGTCTGATAAGGAGAGACTCAAGAGACGTAGATTAAGACTTGAGCAAATGACTGAAGGTGAAAAGAAAATTATGCAAAAGTATGGTAAGAGCTGGGATACAGAATATAGAAGTACATTTTATGATTAGAGAAAGTTTGTAATGAGACTAAAAAAAGATCAAAAATTAGTAGAATTTAACTATAATAGAAATGAGAGTTCTGCTACAGTAACATATTGGTATAATGGTGCCTACAAAGACCCTTCATATATTAAGCATGTTAGTCTTGAAGAAGCTAACTCTCGTTATGATCAATTAGTTAAAGAAGGTTATAAAAATGCTATATAAAATTAGAAGCTGGCTTGGAAATGAGATTCATTTTAAGCTTTCTGATTGGGAAGTTAGTAAGGAAATCTCTACTCTTATTGTTACTATGATGGTATCATTTGCATCATCATTTTTTGTAGATAAGACTGCAGTAGTTATTCTTACTATGACAACTTATATTGGTCTCAGATATTTGCAGAGAGGAGCTCATCATGCTTAGTAGAAGAATTAAGGCTTTGCTTGCTTGGAAAGAAATAGCAGACGAACAAGGTAATAAATGGGCTTCTGACTTAGCTCATAAAAATATTATCTTACTACAGAAAAAACTTATTAGTGAAGAGAATAATACTAGTATACTATGAGCTACTTAGATACTATACAGATAATAAATGATATAGCGTTAGAAGTAAGAAACTTTGAACGCAGCAAAGACAATACTAAATGGAAATGGTCTTGTCTTGTCTGTGGTGATTCGAAGAAAGATCTAAGAAAGGCTAGATTCGGTGTCGCAAGAAAGCAAAATGAGTTTGTTTGTCATTGCTTTAATTGTGGCTATAGCAGTCATTTTACTTCCTACTTACGTGAGTATCATCCTAGTCTATGGTCTAAGCTTTCTGTGTCTCGGATAAAAACTGAGATGCCTTCTCTGTATAGTCAAGATGACATCATACAAAAGTTACCACCAGAGATACTCAAGCATATATTTTATAACGGTGATATAGAAAAACTAAAGCAAATCAAGTTAAATATATCAAAGAGTAGTCAAGAGAAATTGAGAAAAGCGTTTGTATAGTATATCCCGCGATGAGTTATTCGAAGCTCTAGAATGCAGTCAAAATATTATTGTAAGTGAAGTTAAAGTAGATCCTATCAAGTACTATGTAGTTGATAACGTCTTCAAAAATCCAGATAAGGCTGTAGCTGTACTAAAGAACTGGCCTGTTATTACTCCTCCTTCTTATACCTATACACCTGGAGGCAGACAATATTTTACTCCTATGGATCTTAAACCGTTAATGCTGTTCTATTCTGATGTAGCTAACTATATTACTAATAAGAATTTTAACCCTATCAATTTTATCACGTCATCAAACGTAGTACCGCCAGAACCAGATGTATGGGAAGGTTCTTGGCATCCTCATACAGATCATGATATGGTCTTTAACTTATGGTTATGTGATTGGACAGAAGGAACAGGTTTATTTACTTACAAAGATTGCTATGCTGATAGAGATTATGATGGTACTCCTGATCAGAAAGTCAATCATGATAAGATAGTCAAATGGCGTAACCCAGGAACATATGAAAATGATTATAAACATTATCATACTATTCCTTGCAAATATAACTCAGTAGCTATCTATGATGGTAAATTATTTCATGGTACTATTATGGGTGAAGGAACAGGAGACAGATATTCTCTGATATCATTTTATCATCAGGAGCAAAGCTATGCTTAAAGGACTACCATATGAGAGACAAAAATTTAGTCAGAATGGCGAAGATGGAATATTAGAATATCTTATTCAGTTTACAAACAAGAAGTCATTTCTTGAGATAGGCTGGGGAAACGGAACGGTAAATAACTGTAGAAATCTACACGAGAGACATGGATTCTCTGGTACAGGAATAGATAGTTTACCTCAGAAGCATGCTCAGAAGCATTCAAGAGTACAGTTTGTGCGTAAGCATCTTACTATTGATGATGCTGAGTTCTGTACAAAGTTAGAAGGATTAAGTCCTGCTGTATTCTCTATAGATATCGATAGCATAGATTTTCATTTACTAAGAGCAATGTTAGAGCTTAAATTTAGACCAGATATTATTGTGCATGAATATCAATCTATATGGCCTATAGAATACTCTAAAGTAAGAAAACTCGATGCTAGCTTTGAAAGAACTTTCAACTATGGTGCATCTCTCTCGGCTTACAAAAAATTATTGACTAAACACTATTATACATTTGTAACATGCGACAGTATGGGAGTAAACGCCTTTTGGATAAGAGATGGTATCCCATTCGATATGCCAGAACAACGGCATGAATATGTGAGATTGAATAAGAAATACAAGGCAGGCAAATACCCATGGACATATTATCTGCCTAAAATAGATAACGGATGGGAAGACTATGAATAATGATCTGTTCAGAATATACGTAATCACTCTAAAGAAAGACAACGATTATGTTCTGAAAGTAGGCATAACGTCTAAGACAATCGACGAGAGAGTAAAAAGAAAACATCTCGCAGGATTTCATAACGGTTTACCAATGACGAAATGGTTCGAAGGCTATAAGGTGGAATTCGATAGTGGTAAGCTATTTGATAGACATACAGCACAAACCATAGAGCAAAAGGTATTATCTAAGTATCCTAGAGATTATTATACACCATATGGCAAATGGAATATGGTAGATGGCATTACGGAAACACGTAGATATACCGTAGAACGCAAGGAAACCATTATTAACACATTAAAAACGTTAATAAAAACATACGGTAGCGGTGGGAATACTATAGAGACTATTGTCGAAAATGTGTAAGAGACATAGGATAGCCCTTGGAGAAACGTTCGGAGACAAGTGGACCTTAGTTTGCGGTCACTGAGATATTCTGAGAAAACACTGTGTGTTACAAAAAAAGTTCAAAAAAATTCTAAGTCATTGTAATCATTGACTTTTCGGGGCCCTTTTTTAGTTGCACTTTCAATAGAATGAGTATACAATAGTATTATAATAAGAAATCAGGAGATTTTAGAAATGAATAACCCAATTTTGCCAAACCTTGTTTTAGAAGTTATGGGTCCTACTAAGAATGCTGTAGAGGGTATCGAGGCTATTATGCGGGTATTCAAGGTAGATGAGAAGACTGCTACTGAGCTTCTCGATGCTGCAATTGCTTATGCTACAGGAGAGTAATATGAAAAGATTTACTTTAACCACTTATGATGCTGATGGTAACCCGATGATCGAGACTGTTCGTCATTCTAGAAAAGCTATCACGTTTGCTGCATTGATGGAATGTATTAGAGATCCTGAGGAGTTGGGTGGTGAGGTTGTCGCTTATACGATCAAGCCTGAGGGCGAGGAAGAGGAGCATTATTGGAATGTCTAGGTATGATTGGGAACAGCTTGGTGCTGGTTTAGTGTTTATTGTTATTTGTTGTGCATTACCTATTTTATTGGTTTGGTAGTTGCAATCTGTGGTAAGAAGCCACATATGTATATTATGAGGAGATATTTGTTATGAAGAAAACTTTCAAGATTAAGCATAAGGAATTTGCTGAAAACCCCACTAGTGTAGATCAGGCAGTACGTCAGTGTACGCGTATGGTCCATAAGCTGGCGAAAAAATGGACTCGTAACCATTATAATGAATATAACGATATAGTTCAGCAAGGCTTTATGGGTGTGGTAGAAGCATGGAATAGATTCGAAGGTACTAAGTATCAGAAAAAAGGATATAAGTTCTCTACATATGCATGGCTATGGATACGTGCATATATGAAGACGTATGCAGAGACTAACTGGAAGAGACTTAATAATACTACGCCTCTAGATCTACATGAGTTTAGATTAGAGACGTATGATATAGATGAGTCAGCTATCTTCTTAGAGGCAGAGATATCTAAGTTTATGCCAGAGGATAGAAAGATCTTCGATATGCGTAAGGAAGGATATACGTTTGACGAGATAGCAGAGCAGACGTCTTTTAAGAACTTGCATAAGGTCCGTAATAGGTATTTAGAGCTAGTAGAAAAAATACAAGCAGCTTAAAAAAACAGTTGCACTTTGTAAAAAAATAGTATATAATGCCCCAGGGGGTAGTGTTTTGCCCCCGTACTGGGTCGTACTATGTCCGCGCTAAGTCGCTAAATAATTTTTTTCCGCGCGCTGCCTGCCACTATATAATGCCTGCCACGGAAATTTTTTCGCGCGCGTACTATAATGATAATGAGGATGAGACTATATGAAAAGAGTTTGGAATATCTGGTGTAAGACCATAGGCAGTAAGATAACGGAAGATAACTGTGAGAATGACATTGCAGCTATTATTCGTACGGTGTGGGTTGTTACTCATATGGTAGCATGTTTTTTTATTATTATTCACAATGGAAGTAAAATGGGTTGGTGGTTATGATTGAGTTGGTTATTGGATTGATTGCTGGTTCTTCTTTAATGTATCATAATAACGAGTTTATTGATACTGTAAAAGAGCAGAGAGAAGATGGTTATGTATGGGTATTAAATCCTAAGGATGCAGATGAAAATTTACCTAACATAACTATAAAAGAGAAAGATGGTAGCGAACGAGTATTGTGGGTCTTAGATAAGCCTGCAGAGTTACAAGGAAGAGATCAATGAATATTGGAGATAAGATAGTTCTAAAAGGTAAGAGTAGACATGGTAAGAATCGTATCAATCAGTTTGGTAATAGATTCACAATCGTAGATATCCGTAGTCAGATCAATACTACGGCTCATAGAGGACGTATAGGACCGTTTGCGTTTCTTAATGCGGATCAACCTCATCTTATGAACGGATCTAGATGGATTAGCTTATTTGACGACCCTGACTTCGAAGTACATTATAAAGAAGAAATTGGTTAACCGAGAATAGTTCTTTCTACCGAGAAAAAAAATTCTAACTTGTTGTTTTATATGGAGAACAAGAGCCCTTTTTTAGTTGCCTTTTTCTAGAAATGGGTATATAATATATGTATAGAATGAGAAATAAGGAGAAAGTAATGTTGAAGTTGATGGAAGTTTCAGAAGGTTTTTATAAAGCTATTAATATCGTTTCAGATCATACAGCTTTTATAGATCGCGATATGCTAGGTGATTATCGTGGTACAGTTGAGACTCTTACTTCTGAAGGTTATGTTGGTGTTGAGTCTGATGCTTATGAGACTATCGAAGAAGCTGCTCGCTGGATTGAGTGTCAGGGTATTGTCATGACTACTAACTTCGACGGTACTCCGAGGATTGTAGCTTAAAATGAAGAATCCTATAGCAAAATATCTAATGTGTTCTTACGCATATTATGTTCAAGACGATCCTCTGATTACAGATGCAGAGTTTGATGAGTTAGCTAAGGAGCTTCTTGCGAATTGGGATAGTATAGAGCACCCTCATAAGTGCTACATAACGAAAAATGATTTAGAAGCTGGTACTTTTCTAGGAAATTATCCTACTAGAGTAAAGGGTGCAGTAAAAAGTTATAGAAAGATGATGAAATGATAGTATATTTAGATATGGATGGTGTAATAGCCGATTTTTTCAAAGAATTTGCGAAAGCTTACAAAGTAGATCATTGGAAATCTATTACTGATAAGGAAAGAGCTCTTCTTAACCTTAAAAATACTGACTGGTTTATGAGACTTCCTACTTTCGAAGAAGAATCTACTAACCTGTCTACTAAGATCGTCAAGTTTACTAAGAAAATGTCACGTAAATTTGGTCATGACTGGGGAATTTGCAGTTCTCCTCTCAGAGGTGACCATAATAACAGTGCTTTCTGGAAGAGATTATGGTTAGTGAAGCATGGTTACATGCCATCAGTGGAGAATCTTGTTATTACTAGCAATAAACATAAGTATGCAGTCAATAAACTTGATGGTCGTCCTAATATTCTTATAGACGACAAACCAGAAAACGTAAAACGTTGGGAAAATGCAGGTGGAATTGGTATTAGATTTCAGACTGACAAAGATGACATTGAAGAGTACTTGTTTCCTAAGATTGAAGAGGCTTTAGAACAAATAAATAAGTTATGATTAGCTTTAAATCTTTTAAGACCCTAGTTACCGAAGCAAGAAACATGTCAGCAGATCAAGCAAGGGCTATGATCCGTCAAGCTGTTGATAATGCTGATGGTAGAACACTTATTAATCTTATGAGAGCAGTAGAAAGACCTATTCTTGAAGAGAAATCTAGAGAATTATTTCGTGCTCGTAAGTTAGATGCATTTGGTAAAAGAAACTCATTACCTTTTGTAGAGTTTGTTAATAAAGTATCTTCTGCTAAAGGTGATACGGAAGAAAAACTTACTTTTATACAAAATTGTATAGATGGTGTATACTTTGACGCTAATGGATTTACTAGAGCTAAGTCTGGTAACTTTTCTTCCTATGTCAAAGCTCCTGACTCAATTATGAAACAACTTTACACTTGGTTCTTAAACTGGAAACCACAGATTGATGCTAATGGTACTGTTGCTGTTGGTAGAATGGAAGCTGTTATGATTTTTCTTGCAGCAGATGGTGGTAAAGGTGGTGATGGCGAAACCTTTGGTGACGCTTTTGCTGGTGGTAACCTTATTGAGGTTAAAACTGGTGGTGGTCATATGGGTAAAGGTGGCAAAACTATGTTTGGTACTAAGAAGACATGGTTTATTAATGAATGTAAAAAACAGATACCAGATTGGGCAGGTTCAAAGAGTGATAAAGAAATTCTTGCAGCATTTATGGGTGGAGCTGGTAAACCTAAGAATACAGTTATAGTAGAAATTAACGAAGCACTAAAAAAAGCAAGAAAAAAACCGTCTGATTTTTGGAAATCGTTTTTCAATGAAGTTTATGGTCAAAGAATTAACGATCAAGGTATTTTAGATGATCCTAACCTCATAGATTTGCAAGCTTACGCAACTGGGTTAGGATTTATAGTTTATAAACAGCAAACTAACTTCGATATGGTATCTGTTCTATCTACAACTAATGCAGGTGGGCAAAAATTTGGTGATTTTGTAAACTGGCACACACCTGATGATTGTATTACTACTTTTAAGTCAAATTTATGGTCTATGGATTACTCTCTTAGCTGGGATGGCGGAGGAAGAGTAGATGGACTGTCACCTAGACTGTATACTGGTAAAAAAGGTTATACTTTGTAATGAAAACTTTCAAAGAATATAAAGGCGAAGAAGATAAAGAAGAAAAAAAAGAAGAAGATACTATGCCATCAGAGTATGAACCAACAGCACAAGATTTTTATGCAGAATATATCAAAAAAACTAATCAAAAATAATATAATAGCTTAAATATTAACTTAACTATGGAAATGCGATGTCTACCTATAAACAGATTACTGAACTTATTGAACTCGCCGTATTTCACTACCAGTCTAAAGATGTTAGTGAAGTAATTAATTTTATTCGCGCAAATAGCAACTTACGTTCACTTGACGAGAAAGAAATTGAACGTTTGATTAACGTTATTTGTACTCCTTATAAAGATAACCCAGAAGATATTTTTATTCCTAAAAATGCGTAAATTAAAAATAAAAAAATCGCCAGGACAAAAGCCTAAACTACCTAGAGGTGAATATGCTTTTGTCATTGGTAACGGAACGTCACGTAAAGATCTAAATATTAAACAGCTTATGGATTACGGTCTGTTTTTTGCATGTAACTGGTTCTTTAGAGAAGAATTTAGACCGCATGTATTAGTAGCTTCAGATGAACCTATGTCTAAGTCTATCTTAAAAAACTATGCTGCATACTCTAGAGGTAACTGGTTTTATACTTGGTATCCTAAACCAGGATCGGGAGCTAAAAAAGCAACTACTCCTGAAAAGTTTGCAGCAGGTCCTATGGCAGCTCATATTGCTGCTTATCAATATGAATGTCCTAAAGTATTTCTTATTGGTATGGATTTCTTTGGTTTTGGCTCTAAAAATAAAAATAGTAATGGTGTAATGAATAATCTATATGAAGGTATGAAGCATTACGCAAAAAAACCAGAAGATGAAAATGCTAAAAATGGTGCACCTACATATAGAAACTGGCAAAGAAGATATCAATGGATTATTAAACGTTTTCCAGATACACATTTTTATCATGTTAATCCTTTTGATGGTAAGTCTCCTGAACGGTTAAAAGGTTTTGATAACTTTCATCAGATTACTTTTGATAATCTTATAGATCATCTTAAAAATGATTCTCCGTTAGTAGATATATTAGAAGTGACAGAAGAAGATAAAAAACTAGCTACAGAAGTCAATACTGATAATATACTAGCTTGTTTAGAACGTCAACTTGCAGGTCAAGAAAATTGTATCTATCCTGACTTGTTAGACCCTCAAGAGGTTCTTAATATTAAAGTAAACGTTAATAAAGAGTATGATAAACTTATTAAGAAACATGGTAACGTAGAAGGTCATGAGCTAGGTATACAAATTGGAGATTATGATGTAAAAGTACCTCCTATGTTAGTAAAAGAAGGTAATTTACTTAGAGTTGCTACTGTCAAAGAGTGTGAGAACAACTTTAATAATGAACATCAGATGAGAGTTAAACTTGCTATGGAATCAGAAGTAATGGAATCTAAGTTTAATGTAGACATTACACCTAAGCCAGCAGAAAAGAAAGCAGACGTGGGATTACCTCCTCCACCACCTCCTCCGGTAATGGACTTGCCCCCGCCGCCGCCTCCACCTGCTGTATAAATAAGGTATGATTTTAAGTTTACTTGTTTTAACTACAGCTTTAGCAATTTCTGTTATTGCTGCGTATTATTCAATTATAGGTTTAGCAGCTATCTTTGCTGCAGCTGCAATACCTGTTATTATTATGGGATCAATTTTAGAGGTTGGTAAACTTGTTACAGTTACGTATTTGCACAGGCAATGGAAAGAATGTCCTTTTATTCTTAAGTCTTATCTTTGTGGCGCTGTCCTTGTCCTCATGTTTATCACTTCAATGGGAATCTTCGGGTTCCTCTCACGTGCCCATATTGAACAAACTACCATATCCGGTGATAACAGTCTCAGAATCGAAAGACTTGAAAGTTCGATCGAAAGAGAGCGAAGAACGATTAAAGATGCTGACGGAGTACTCTTCCAACTTGACGAAGCTATCAACGTGCTCATTGAGTACGACAGAATACGGGGCGACTCTGGTGCTATTGCAACTAGAGAGCGTCAGAAACCCGAAAGACAAGATTTATCAAAAGTTATTGCAGGCGCTGAAGCTAGAATATCAGAGTTGCAAGATGAACTCATAGTATTAGAAAAAGAACAGATTAAATTAGAAGCTGAAGTTGGTCCTATCAAATATATTGCTGAATTTGTTTATGGTGAAAAAGCTGATAGGACATTATTAGAAGAAGCAGTAAGATGGGTTATAGTTATTATAGTAGTTGTATTCGATCCTCTCGCTGTTGCATTATTAGTAGCTTGGAATGATTTACAAATGAGAGTAACTCCGGTTCCACCAATAATTAGAACACCTAACCCTCCACCTAGACCCAAACCTAAACCAAAACCAGATATTCCTGATAGAGCCGAGCAGGATCAAATGGCAAAAAAAGGTTATGTTTGGGATGCTGAAACTCTTAGTTATAAGAGAATTAAGGCCGGCGCAACCTCTTAAATCAATAAATATTATAGCAACGGGGCAACCCACAAAAACCGCGACGAGAGCAATCTCCCCCTATATTACCATCTAAAAAGAAAAGAGGTAATCAGATGGCAGTGGCAGAAATTCTTGCGGGTATCGCGTTAGTTAAATCTAGCGTTGAGTTTATTAAGAGTAATATTAACACAGCTAAAGACATTGGTGAAATAGCCGGTGCTATTGATGGCTTATTTACTGGTACTGAAGAATGTAATAAAGCACGTAATAAAAAATCAGGAATAGGTATGGGTGATCAGTTTGGTATTAAGAGTGTAGCTCAAGAAGTCATAGATGCAAAACTTGCAGAAGAAAAAATGAATGAAATGAGAAACATGATTGATATGAGATTTGGTCCTGGAACTTGGCAGTCAATAGTTGATGAAAGAGCAAAAAGAATACAAGAAGCAAAAGAAAAAGCAAGAGCAGAACGAGCGCAAAAATTAAAAGAACAAGAAGAATTTTGGGAACAAATGAAGATGGTTGCTATAATAGGAGGAGTAAGCATCTTTATGATTTTTGCATTTATTTGGATATTCACTTCAGGTCTATGATTATATTATTTTTTATTACTATGATATATCTTATAAGTGTACTTGTTTACGGTTTATATGCTTTATGGCATATAGAAGAAGGCTGGTATATTCCTTACAAAGAAACTGAATTAGACAGAAAAATTAGAAATATTAAAAGTAGATATGCATTATGCTTTTCGCGATTATCATAACAGTTGGAGCAACAGTGTATAATTTCGATCACCTTGAATACAAGGATATTGAAACTTGCGAATATCATAGAGAAAAAATATATGAAACTTTTATGGACATTTCTCGTAAAAATTTTAAGGTAGAGTGCTATAATAAATAATTCATGGCGCTTACTAAAACTAGAAAAATTGGTAAATTACTTAATAATAACTTTCAGGTAGATGTATTAGATTCTGAAAGAATTAATGTATCGATCAATAAAGGATCAAACATTTCAGGTGATCTAATTATAGTAGACACCTCTGATGACTTACCGGGTAATTCTTCTACAGGTAGAAAAGCTTACGTATTAAGTACAAAAACTTTATATATTTTTAATGGTTCCGGTTGGTTTAAAATAGCGTCGGTTAATAATTTTAACCCTCAATGGATTATACCACCAGATTCTGATTACAGTCTTGAACTTATTTCTATAGACTCAGATGTAAAAATTACTCTTTACGCAACAGATAGTGATCAAGTTCCTATTACTTATACTGCTACTGTAGATTCTGATTTTAATGTTGCAGCTACTATTACTCATGACTCAGATAAAGACCCGGTGTGGATAGTTAGAAGACGGGATAGTGAATCGGGTGCAGGTACTACAGGTGATGTTACTTTTAAAGCTTCCGATGGAGTTAATGTTGTATCCTTTGTTAGTACTTTTACTGTAGCTTCCAATGCAGCTCCTTTTAGTGGTATTAATGGTACCAATTATGGAATTTTTGGACGTAACACAGGTGCCGGTGCTTCAAGACAAACAGGTTCAAATCCATATGGAGCTAGTGATGGTTTAGCTATTCAAAGAACTCCTTTTGCTACTGACTCTCCATTTACTGCTTTTGCATCTCCATATAATTATAGACATCAATCTACAGGTGGCGCTGCTTCCAGTACTCATGGTTACATTAATACAGGGTATGGTACACCTAGCATTCCAGGTTCACCAACTCCTTACTATCCGCAAGGTGCATTGGGTGAAAAGTTTCCATTAGCTAGTGGTGGTGATACTTCAACTGTAAATACAATGGATTTTAGTTCATATCCTAAAGCCCTGTTTGGTCAAGGTAATGCTACTGTTACTCATGATGATGGTTATTTTATAGTTGGAGGTGGTAATGGTTTTCCTACTTATGGAGCACCCGATTCTACATCACATGTTAAAAATATGTCTAAAGTAACATATGCTAATGATACTATTTCTTTTGATGTAGCTACTTTAGACAAAAATAGAGATTCTATTTACGGTGGAGGTGGACAATCTGAAACAACTGGTTATGTAGTTGGAGGTAGACAACCTACTCATGTCTCATTAGACGACTCAGTAAAATTTCCAAAAGCAGCATCATATCCTATGACAACTCAAACATCTTTTCCAGGTACACGTAATGCAGAAGGTAGTATGTCTTTCTCTGCTCCAGATCATATGTTAAATATGGGAAGCTCAACAGCAGGAGCAGCATATGTAATCTATAAAATGCCTTTCTCTACTGAAAGTTGGTCTACTACAGGTTGGTCTCTCGATAACTCAGCTACTCAACCTTGGATCACCGCACCATTACAAGGACTTGCAAGTTATATAGGAGATGGTACAGCATATAAAATGGGTGTCTATTCTGATACAAAAGGATATAAAATTGGTGGTGCTCCTTTTGATAATAGAACAACAACAACAGTTATACCTTATTCGTCATTAAACCCATCATCTGGCACTGTCACAGCCGGTACTGACTCTGGAGTAATGTTTCAAGGAGTTGCAGGAGACCCTGCGGGTGGTTATAGCGGCTTTCAAAGTAGCGTATTTGGTATGCAACATTAACTAAAAAATACTTATAAATATATTATTACATTATTTTGGAGCGATAAAAAATGAATTTACCTACCCCTAAAGAAGTTTTTGCTAAAAACAAGATGATTTATCTTTCACAAGCTATCAATAAAGATACTTGTAGACAGTTAACTGAAAGAATGTTCTCTCTTAAAAAAGAAGGTAAACTTGTTCAAGATGAACAATGTCCTCTTTCCTGGTCAGTTTATGGTGACGAGGTTTTTGATAAAATTTTAGCTGACATGGCACCACATCTGTCTGAACAATTAGATATTGAATTGTTACCAGCTTATACCTATGCTAGAATATATCAAAATGGGGAAGAGTTAAAAAGACATAAAGACAGACCTGCTTGCGAAATATCAGGAACTATTACTTTAGGTTATGATGAGGATAGTATGTTATGGCCTATCTTTATGGGTAAAGATGATGATCCGGTAGGAGAAGCTGTTTTAATTGAAGTAGGTGATCTATTAATGTATAGAGGTACAGAAATGGATCATTGGAGACCTCCTTACAAAGGTAAATGGCAAGTTCAATTATTTTTTCATTATGTTGATAAAAATGGACCTCACGCTGAATGGGCTAGAGATAAAAGAAATGAATTTTTCAAAGGTACAGATGATCGCTTAGGGTATGAAGTTAATTACAATGGTGTAATGCTTAAGACGACAGATTTTGATTTTCCTGGAGTAAGTTGTTTTCATAGCAATTTCAATCCCGAGTATACATTCTCAAAAGAAGAATGTGAAAAAATAATTTCTTTAGCAGATCAAATGTATGGTGACAAAGCTAAAATAGGTGATAAAGGAGGTTCAGGAGTTTACAATCCTAATATTAGAGCAGTAGATAATTATAATATAGAATTAAATGATAAAAATAGATGGATTTTTGATAAAGTTATTAGAGCGGTTGGTAAAGCCAATTCAGAATATTATAAATTTAATTTAATGGGTATAAATCATTCTATTCAATTACTGCATTATAAATCTTCTGAAAAAGGTCATTACGATTGGCACATGGATACAGGTTCAGGATCAAACTGTACAAGAAAAATATCTATATCTATACCATTAACAGATAGAAATTCTTATGAAGGTGGTGACTTAGAAATTAATGATGTTGTAGGAACAATTAAAGCTATTGATGAGCAAGGTTCAATTTCTTTCTTTCCTAGTTTTTTGTCACATAGAGTTTCACCTGTTACAAAAGGTGAAAGATGGGTTATGGTTATTTGGGTAAACGGTTCGGATAGATTCAAATAATGGCAAGAAATAAAAAAACAAAAACAGATATAGCTGTTGTAAATCATATTAAAAATGAATTAGATGTACAAAAAAATTTAGAACACTTTAAGGTTACTCTTACAGATGTTTTTAGTAATACAAGTATAGCTGATTATTCAAGCTTTAATAATAGTACTATAAAAGATAATATTGAAAAGGTAGATAATGCATTAACAAAAACACAAGAGTTAAATTCTATATGGGATAGAGCACATACTCAATGGACTTGGAAACATTTAAACTTAAGTTTTCATGACCCAATGAGAAACGTCAAACAAGTTTTAGCAGAAATTAACAATAAGAAAACAGCTCTGAATGAAATGAAATGGCGTTTTGTTCAAATAGAACTTTCATTTGCTGAAATAAACGATAAATTATCTAAACCAGAATTGTTAAAAGATAAATGGGAAGAAATTAGACTTAATATTGAGCTAGCTCAATTAAAAGAAAGTCTGACTAATCATATCGTACTTATTGATGGAGCTATGAAAGATATACTTTCTCTTACTGATTTATATGAACAACTTAAAAGTAAAGTAAACAATTTTAATGAAGATGATGTAGAAGAAAATGAAACTTTAAGCCATTTAAGAAGAAGTTTAGTTCAATGTATAAGAGATGTTAGAGAAAGAGGATCTATTACTAAAGGCGAACAAGAATACATGGAACAAATAGGTGTTAATCCTATGAAAATTCAAAAAGATATTCGTAATTATGTTATGCAAGAAGAAAATAGTGACGATTATAGTACTAACGGTTTATTTAATTTTGTAGAAGATACTGTTAATAAACTTAAACATGTTTATAAAGTTGATGAAAAAAGAATGGATATGATTGGTTTAAGCAATAATCATAACCCAGAATATTCTAATAAAAGAAAAGTAGCTATTACCGAAACAAAAAATACATTACCAAAATTTAAATTCACTCACAATAAATAATGTATGCCGATTACTAAAAATAGACGTTTATCTAAAATTTTAGACTTAGAAGGTAAAGTTAAATCTAACCTTTTAGATTCGGATACTATTGTTACTTCAGGACAAAAAGGTGTAGAAGTTAGTTCAGGAGTAAACTTTATAGTTTCTTCGGTAGACACACTTCCAGTTTCTACTAATACAGGTCATACAGCTTTAGATTCTTCTACTAATAGATTATATATTTTTAATGGTAGTGGATGGTATCACATTGCCACTATTAATAATTTTAGTCCACAATGGATCACACAACCTAATGGTACGTATACTCTTGCTATTGACGGTTCAACAACAACTATTACAGTATTAGCTTCTGATAGTGATGATGTTCCATTAACTTATTCTACTGTAACTGATAGTAATTTTAATGCTTTTGCTACTATAGCTAAATCTGTTGACAGTGATAAACATAACGTTTACATAGTTACTCCGACAGATAGTGAAAATGGGAATATGGTGGGTGGCACCGGAACTGTTACTTTCAAAGCAAGTGACGGAATAAACTTAGTTCAAGCTGTTTCAACTTTTACTTTATCTTTTACTGTTAGTAATTCTAATTATTCAGTAGCTCTTATTAAAGCAGACAGTGCTCAATCAGATGCACAAACTGATACAACTTCTAATCATACAATAACGGAAGTTGGTGATGTACAATCAACTGCATTTACTCCTTATCATCCTGGTGGTTATAGTGTATATTTTGGTGGTGACGATTGGCTTTCAGGTGCTGATAGTGTTGAATTATCCAACGATGACTTTACAGCTGAAATATGGTTATATAAAACTGCAACTGGTATAGCAAATATATTAAGTAAGAGAGGTAATACTTGGGCATCTGGAGATTGGTCAATATTCGTTGAATTAAACGCAACGAAAATTGAATTTTGGAATTATGATTTTAGCTCAAGCACTTACTTATTACAAGGAGGAGCTGTTTCCCTTAATACTTGGACTCACATAGCAGTTACAAGGTCAGGAGATACTTGGACTTTATGGCAAGATGGTAGTTCAGTACATTCAGTGACAAGTTCTCATACTGTAGGTAATCATTCTAATCCTGTAGTTCTTGGACGTGACGAGTATACTGGAGGAAGATACTATTTAACAGGATATCTTAGAGATGCAAGAATAATAGTAGGCACTGCATTATACACATCTACATTTACAGTACCAACTCAACCTTTAACCGCAGTAACTAATACTAAATTTTTATCATGTAATAAGCCATACATTGTAGATGATTCAATTAATGATTCTGCTATTACTAACAACGGTGCAGTTAATGAAAGATTTGGCCCTTATGAATACTTAGGCTATGGACGTTCAAATCATGGAGGATCAGTAAACTTTGATGGTACTGGTGATTATGTAACTTTTCCAACCAGTACTAATCTTAATTTGGGTAGTGGTGATTTTACTATAGAACTTTGGGTTTATATGACAGCATATGAGAGTACTGGTTTTAATACTTTTATAATGCCAAGTGCTAGCGCAAGCCCAGATTGGCAGTTAGATTATAAAAACGGTACTACTCAATTAAGATGGTTACCATATCATAGTGGTACACCGGACACTTCAACTTTAAATGTTACTCAAACTTTGTATACAAATCAGTGGTATCATATAGCAGTAATTAGATCTGGTAACTTTTTATCAATGTATTTGAATGGTAGACATTTAAAAACAGCATCATATAATAATACAGTTGATCATGATACTAACACTACTTTTTATGTAGGTGCTAGAGAACAAGGTTCTACATTTGATAGACGGTTTACTGGTTATATGTCTGACCTAAGAATAGTAAAAGGTACGGCAATATATGATTCAGATATTACTGTTCCAACGTCTCCACTAACTAATGTTTCTGGCACGGGTGTTCTTACTTTTAACAATAAAAACAGTATATGGGATGCTGCTAGAGGTAGAGTATTACCAAAAGCGGGAAATACTACTGCAAGTAATACTCAAAGAAAATTTACTAGTTCCTCTTCTGTTTATTTTGACGGTAATGGTGATTCTTTGTCTGTACCCGATGCAGATTTATTAGATTTTGGTACAGGTGATTGGACTGTTGAGCATTGGTTATATAAATCTGGATCATTTAAAAACTATGATAGTGTTTGGAGTAAATATGTTAACCCAGGCGGTTATTGGTTTCATATTAACAATGCTGGTGCTCTTATGTTTGGATTGGGTAATATTACTTATGCAACAAGCACTCAACAAATTTCACTTAATACTTGGCATCATATAGCTACAGTAAAAAATAGTAATACAATAAAAGTTTATATAGATGGAACAGCTACAAGTATATCTGTATCAGAAAGTACAAGTAATAATCAAAATACTCCTTTCTTGATAGGTGCACTTAATGGATGGACTAGACCTTTTGAAGGTTATTTACAAGATTTTAGAGTCACTGCAGGTTTAGCTAGATACACTTCTAACTTCACAGCACCTACATCTACGTTCACCGGATAAATATTACATGCCGATTACAAAAAGTAGACAAATTAGTAAACTTATAGATCTAAACGGTAAATTAAAAGATGAATTTACCGATTCTGATTTTGTAATAGTTTCTGGAAGATTGGGTATAGTAGCACCTTCAGGTATGAAAGTTGTTTCTTCAGCTGACACTCTACCAGTTACAGCTACTAACGGAGATCAAGCTTTTGTAACTTCTACAAACAGATTATATGCATATAGTGGTGCTGGTTGGTATAATATAGGTTTAATAAACTCTAGTCCTTATTGGATTACTGAACCTGATTCTGATTATACTTTAGAACTAATTTCTATAGATTCTGATGTTAAAATAATAGTTTTAGCAGGCGACAGTGATAATACTCCATTAACATATATAGCAACAGTTGACTCTGACTTTAATGTAGCAGCTACGATAACTCATGACTCTGATAAAGATAATGTTTGGGTTATAAGACGAAGAGACAGCGAGTCTGGTGCTGGAACAACAGGTGATGTTACTTTTAAAGCATCTGATGGTGTAAATTTAGTTACTTTTGTAAGTACATTTACTATTTCTTCAAATGCAGCTGCTTACTCTACTATGGGATCTAATTATGGTTATGTATCAGGTGGATTTGGTCCATCTGGACCAGGCCAGCCTAATGTGTATATAGACACTATTCAAAAATATTCTTTCACTTCAGATGCTAATGCTACAGATGTAGGTAATCTGACAGGAAACAGAGGTCAAGTGAGTACGGGTCAATCAGGTACACATGCAATTATTGCAGCAGGAAGAACTGCACCTAGTGCATCATATACAAATCAAATACAATCTTATCCTTTTGCTTCTGATGGAAATGCTACTGACACTGGTCATGACGCATCAGCAGCTTGGTCAAACGGTTCGTCACAAGGTCATCCAGTAGGAAACGGAACTAAAACATACTTTATGTATCAAACTCAAAGTTACTCGTATAATTTTGCATCTAACACAGCTGCAGCTGCAACAATTAGTCCTACAGCAGATACTAATCAATGGGGTGGACATTCAAGCTCAGACACAAATGGCTATGTAGCGGGTTGGAGATATTATGGCGGTGCTTGGGTAGCAAGTAATACTATTTTAAGATTTCCTTTTTCAGCTGATTCAACAACAGTTGATGTTGGCAATTTAAATGCAGCTAAATACAATTCTTCTGGTGCTAATAGTAGTACACATGGATACGCTGCTGGTGGAACTTTTGGTACTCCTCAACCGTATTCAACAGGTGGACATCAGAATACAATTTATAAATGGTCGTTTGCTTCAGATGGAAACTCATCTGATATTGGAAATTTACAAGAATATAATCCAGGAGGAGCTGGAGGTAGTAGCACTTCTCATGGTTACGTAGCTGGTGGTGGTCCTGGCACGCGGAATACAATTGAAAAGTGGCCTTTTGCATCAAATGCAAACACAACAGATATTGCTGATCTTTTCCATGCTTCTTGGGATGCTGGTGGCCATAACAATTAAATAATTTAAAGGAAATATTATGGAAAAAAGC